GAGGGAGGAGGGTAGAGGGTAGAGGGTAGAGGGAGGAGAGGTGGGGAGGGAGGAGAGGGAGGGGGTATTGCGCCCTCGGTCACGGCCTGCCTATGTGTACAGCGTACGCACTGAGGGGCGGCGCACTCGCCTGCTCATGCGTTTCACGTGAAACCGAGGGAGCCTCGCCCCCTGCCCGACCCAGACCCGACCAGACCCGACCAGCCCCGACTGCGTACACATGAGCCCACCCGAACACGAAGGTCCACGTGAAACCCATAAGGTTTCCCTAAGTCACGGATGAGACCGATAGGTGGGGGTGGGTGAGACCCCCCTATAATCTGTGCATATACCACCCCTCCAACATTTTTGTATGGGAGCATACATGTCACCTCGACACCTTCCTCAGGCCTCGGGACGGCTCTCCGGCCGGCTGGCCCTGGACACGGCCCTGGCCGCCGGCGCGGCGCTGCGCATCACCCGCTTCGCTACGACCGACGTCCTGGGAGGCTGGGTCCTGGCCGACCCCGCCAAGCGGTGGGCAGAGAAGCACGAGCCCCACGACCCCCCTCACCCCTTCGGCTACGCCGCCCCACCCTCGGCTTGGCGCCACCGCCTCGTGTCGGCCCTCGACTGCCCGTACTGCGTCGGTACGCAGGCGACGCTGGCCGTGGCTACCCTCCTGGCGGCCCTGCCTCCCCGCTCCCTCCCCGGGCGCGCCACGAGGGTGGCCTGCGCCGCCCTGGCCGCCTCGTACGCAGTCGGCCACATCTCGTACCGACTCGACTCCCAGGCCCCCTCAGCACAGAAGGACACGAAGTGAACCTCTCCACTGCCATCGACCGCTACCGCTACCGCGCCCTGGCCCGCCGGGGCACAATCATTCAGCAGCCCCCCACCGCCGCCATCGCCCCCACCGCCGCCGCCATCGCCCCCACCGCCACCGCCACCGCCACCGCCACCGCCGCCTTCCCTTCGATCACCGCCGCTGCCTCCAGGCCCCCGCGGCGGGCGGCATCCGCCCAGGCCCCCAGCCGCCAGCGCACCCCGGCGGCCCTGTCGTGGCAGGCGGAGGCGTGGGCGGCCTACGACGAGGTCGGGGAGGAGAGGTTCCTCGCCTCGACCCTCTCAGGCCGCCTGTCCCAGGCCCGCCTGTACGTCCAGCACAAGCCCGCAGCGGGCCCCCACTCCTCACTGCGCGATGACGAGACGGACGTAGCGGACACCGCCGCCACCGCCGTCTCCTCCCTCGCCGAGGCGGTTCTGGCCGCCCTCGGAGCAAGCCAGCAGGATCTGGGCCAGATGCTCCAACGGCTGGCGACAAACCTGTTCGTTGCGGGGGAGGGCTGGCTCGTCGGCGTCCCCGCCCACCTCGTGCCCGGGATCGACTCGTCGGACCCGACCGCCACAGCCCCCTCACCGGACCCCTCACTCAGTGACCTCGTGTGGCGGGTGCTTGCCGTCACGGAGGTCCGCACGGTCGAGCCTCCCACCCAGACCGCCGCCGGCCGCGTACGTCTCGCCCTCGGCACAGATGCCGCCACCCCGGTAGAGGTATCCACCGACGAGATCTACATGATTCGCGTGTGGCGGCCTCACCCGGCCCGCTACTGGGAGGCGGACTCGCCCACCCGAGCCTGCCTGCCGATCCTGCGCGAGCTCATCGGCCTGACCCGCCACATCAGCGCCCAGATCGACTCACGCCTCGCGGGGGCGGGCCTGCTGGTCGTGCCCTCCTCAGCTTCGGCAGCTCTGGCCTCGGACGCGGCGGACGCCTACTCCTCAGGTCAGCCAGACCCCTTCGTGTCCGCGCTCATGGAGTCCATGCTGCGGCCAATCGAGAACCGGGACGACGCCTCCGCGGTCGTGCCGCTCGTCGTGACCGTGCCGGACGAGGCCGCAGACAAGGTAAGCCACCTCACGTTCTCCTCAGCACTGGACTCCGGCGCGCGGGACCTACGCGACGAGGCGATCCGTCGCCTGGCCTTGGCCCAGGACGCCCCGCCGGAGCTGCTCCTCGGCTCAGGCGCCATGAACCACTGGGGCGCATGGCTCACCCGCGAGGACACGGTCACCACCCACATCGAGCCGGTCCTCGCCCTCATCTGCGAGGCCCTGACTAGCCAGTACCTGCGCCCCGTCCTACTCTCGGCCGGCCTGTCCGAGGACGTGGTGCGTACCCTCAGCGTCGGCTACGACGTATCCGCTCTCGTGGCGCGCCCGAACCGGTCCGAAGAGGCGCTGAACCTGCACAAGTCCGGAGCCATCTCGGACGAGGCGCTGCGCGAGGCCTCCGGCTTCGACGACTCCGACGAGAAGCCCCTCGAGGAGCGGGCCCTTATGAACGCGATCGCGCTGGCTACGAAGCAGCCTGCGCTGCTGACCTCCCCCGGCCTGGGGCCGATCACCGAGGAGCTGCTCAAGGTCTACCGCGGTGACTACTCGGCTCCGCCCGCCAGCCTCACCCCGGCCGCCGGAGCTCAGGGCGGATCGCTGCCGGCCCCCGGCACCCCCTCCTCGAGCGGAGGCGCCCCCGGGCGCCCGTCCAACGATCAGGCCCCGGGCCGCTTGCCTTCTGACCAGGAGCCGGTATCCTCGGAGAACGGGGCCCACCCGGAGTCCCCGACCACACCACCTACAGGAGCATGAGCATGACGCCTCCCCCAACCGCGGACGCGGCCAAGGCTTACAGCCGGTCCAAGGCAGCCGACGCCTCACAGTCCACCTCCCCTCGATCCCCTCGAAACATCGTCCGCAACCCGGACGTGCGCCTTACGACTCGCGGCCAGGACGTTGACGCGACAGCCCTCGTGGCCGTCGTTGACGTCTTGGTCGTCAAGGCCCTCGAGGCCGTCGGCAAGCGGATCGTCCGCCAGGACCGGGCCCGGTTCAACCAGCTCAAGGGTCGCCCGTTCCATGAGGCGCACGTCCTGTGGCCGACCGACATCATCACCGTCGGGAAGGCTACGAAGGGGGCGTGGGACGTTGTCCCGGCGCTGCTGGACAACCACGGCTGCCCGGGCGTGGACTCCGGACGCGTCGTTACGCTGCTGGACGCCTACGTCTCGCAGCTTGCTACGCACGGCGCACCCCACACCCTGGCCCGCCTCGTTAAGGGCCTGCGCTACGTCCTCCCGGACAACGCGCTCATCCGCACCCCGGCGCTGAACCGGGCCTCTCTGGAGGAGATCAAGTGACACAGAGCACATCACCTACCCCACCCCCAACCTCCCCCACGGAGGCGGCGGCGGCCGAGGATGATCTGCTGGCTCAGGGGCCGTCCTCTTGGACGGCCCCTGAGGCCATCTCGGCTTGGCGCGACGCCCTGGAGGACTCGTACTACGAGCCCGCGCTCGCGGTCCTGAACCGGTTCCTCACCCTCGTCAGATCCGAGGCCCTCGGGGCCCTGTCGGCCCCGGTCCTACTGGCGGCGGGCTCCGACTTGCCCAACCCCTTCGCGTGGACGTCCGTGCGGCGGGCCTGGCAGCAGGCGATCAGGGACCTCGTCACGGACCCGAGGAGGGGGCGCCGCCTGCCTCAGTACGCGACCGTGCAGAGGATCCTGGAGGACTCCGGTCTGCCTGTAGCCGTCTACAACGACGTGCGCGACCTGCTCAAGCGCTCCATCGCGGAGGGCTGGGGTGAGCGGAAGACTAAGATCGAGCTCGGCCGCCTGCTCCACGTGTCCCGGGCCAAGGATGAGACCACGTCTGCCTACGCCGCTCGTCTGCGCTCCGCTGCCCGCACCGCGGCCACCGCCAACGCGGCCCACCGCATGGCCACCTCGGACCTCGCTAAGAAGCGCGGCGGTCTGCGCTGGATGACCGTGCACGACGCCCGCGTGCGCCCTACGCACGTAGAGGCCGACGGCCAGATCCAGGAGCTCGGCCACCCGTACCACGTCGGCAAGGCTCTCCTCGCTTACCCTGGCGACCCGGCAGGCCCCCCGGAGGAGACGATCAACTGCCGGTGCATCCTCATCCCGACCGACGCGCGGATGCGGCCGGACCAACCTAGAATTAAGTTCGCATCCCGTTCAGACATTGAAAGGACAGCCATGAGACTGAACATTGAGGAGACGGCTCGCCGTCTGGGGGAGTTCTCCGAGCTTCCGCCCGCCGACCCGACCTCCGCGGACGTCTCCACCCCTAGCGGCGCCTGGGCGGGAGTCATCGCTCGGGAGGGGGAGCAGACCGGTGACGGCCGTCTCATCGAGGAGGGCGCTCTTCGCTGGGACGAGCTGCCTATCCCGCTGCGCGTCGCGTTCAAGGACGTAGGCGGCCACGACGGCGCCGAGGTGTGCGGCCGCATCGAGACCGTTGAGCGCCGCGAGGGCGGCGACATCTACGCCACCGGTACCTTCGACCTCGGATCAGCCGTCGGCACGGAGGCCTACCGTCAGGTCTCGGAGCAGATGTCCAACGGGATCTCCATCGACACCGATGACGTGACGTTCCGGATCATGGCGAAGGCCGACCTGCCCTCTGACGGTGCCGCTGACGAGTCTGCCCCCGAGTCCGACGATGAGGGGCGCGTCAAGGTGGCAGCCATGTCCTCCTCAGACGAGATCACCGTCATCGAGTCTGCCCGGCTGCGCGCAGCCACCCTCGTGGCCGTCCCCGCCTTCGCCTCGGCCCGCATCTACGCCGCTGGGCAGGCTCCGGTCTCGGAGGAGCCCACTCTCAGCTCACCGGAGGGTGCGAGTGAGGGTGAGGTAGCGCCTCGAGACCGCGACGCGCTGATCGCCGCCGCCATCCCGACCGCGCCTCCGGAGGCCTGGTTCAAGGATCCCGGCCTGACCGGCCCCACCGCCCTCGTGATCGAGGACGACGGTCGCGTCTACGGCCACATCGCCGCCTGGGGTACCTGCCACATCGGCCAGATTGGCAAGTGCGTGGAGCCTCCGACCAGCCCCTCGAACTACGCCTACTTCCGCACTGGGGCCCTCCAGACCGCGGAGGGCACGTCCGTGGCTGTGGGGCATCTCACAATGGACACCGGGCACGCCGGTCCGCGCGACTCCGCCACACAGGCAGCCGCCCACTACGACAACACCGGCTACGTGTTCGCCGACGTGGCCGCCGGTGAGGACGCCTACGGCATCTGGGTCGCAGGCTCCCTGCGCCCCGGAATCCCCGCGGAGCGCGTCCGCATTGCTCGTTCCGCCCCGATCTCCGGTGACTGGCGTACGATCCGCGGTTCCCTGGAGCTGGTCGGAGCGCTCGCGGTCAACGTTCCGGGATTCCCCGTCCCCCGCCCGAGAGGGCTCCTGGCGTCCGGCGAGGTGAAGTCCCTCCTCGCCTCTGGGGTCGTGGCTCACGACGACCAGGCCGCCCGCGCCTCGCACCCGTCGAACGGGCCGATCGGCGAGAACGGTCTGTCCCTAGGAGACATCTCGTACCTGAAGCGCCTAGCCGAGACCGAGCGCCGCAAGGACCTGCAGCGGGCCACCGCCGCGGACAAGATGCGCGCCCGCGTCGAGCGCGCCGGTACACTGGCAAAGGCGGCCGCCATGGCTCGCCGCCTCGGAACCATCTGAGATACATCTCACCGGCCTCTCTAGTATTGCGGTGTCCATGTGGAGTATACTAACCACATGGACACCGCTCGCGTTAAGGAACGCTTCCTCCAGTACGTAGACAAGACTTCATCCCCCTCGGGGTGCTGGCTGTGGACCGGCCATACCGGAGGATCTACAGCCAGATACGGCTATTTCAGCTTCGAAGGCCGGGGCAGGTCGGCTCACAGGGTGGCCTACCTCCTGTGGGTAGGGCCCATCCCTGAAGGGATGGAACTGGATCACGTGAAGGCTCGCGGATGCACATCCAAGTTGTGCGTCAATCCAGACCACCTGGAACCAGTCACTCACGCCGAGAACCGCAAGAGGTCTAGACTGGAGGTGTGCCGCGCCGGGAAGCACGACCTGACGGACCCAGACAACGTTCGATGGGACTCCAAGGGTCAGCGGCGAGGCTGCAAGCAGTGCTGGAAAGACCGGGCGGCCGAGCGTAGGGCCGCTGGGAGGAGATGACCGATGTTCGTTAGATATGCCTGTGGTTGTGGGCGTACTACAACTCCGCCTGTGGGAGCCGAGCCCGTGCCTTTGGCTGACGGGACTCTCCCGGGCTCAGGCTCCAAGGACTCCAGCCCGATCACCCGCTTCTGACCTTGGCTAACCAACAGCCATAGGCTATGCTTCTCGCGTTAGAGGTCTCATGGACTCCTGACGCTGGGTGGATCCGGCGAAGCCCCTCACCGTGTGCTCATGGCGGTGAGGGGCTTCGTCGTACCTGCCAGAGGATCACCTATAAGGCCTTCGTCACTCATAGGTGTATCCTTTGGGCAGACGGCATGGCAGCAGGGCCTCGTGTTACCTAGAACACGGAGGACCCCTCAACATGCGCAAGCACTTCGACATCACCGTCTTCGCCGATCAGGGCGAGGACGCTCCGGTCGAGACCTTCGACCTGGAGATCCCCGAGAATCTGTCCGACCTGGCCGATGATGCTCTCGCCGAGATGCGCTCCCAGGCCGTCGACGCCTTCCAGACCCTGTACGCCAACGGCTCCTTCTCTGACGAGGACCTGGACACCCTCGGCACCCTGACCGACGGGATCGAGGTCCTGTCCGCCGAGATCAGCGCCCGCGAAGAGGCCGCCGCCGCCCGCAGCGCGAAGGCTGCCGAGCTCGCCGCCAAGATCGGTGCCGACAAGCCCGCCCCCAAAGACGAGGAGGATGCCCCCGCCGAGAGCGAGGACGCTCCCGCAGAGAAGTCTGACGAGGAGCCCTCCGAGGAGCAGGCCTCCGCCCCCGAGGCTGACAAGGACGAGGCCGAGAAGAAGGTCAAGGCCGCCTCCGCTGAGACCGTCGAGGCCGAGGCCCCCGCCGAGCCTGAGGTCGTCACCGCCGCCGCTCCCCGCGGCCCCATCAAGCTGTCCGGCATCCGCCGGCACACCCCCGCACCTGCACCCACCACCATTGAGGAGACCATCGTGGAGGACACCTCCCGCGCCCGCCTGACCGTGGCGGACGTCCCCGGCTTCGCGGCCGACTCTGACGCTTCCTTCGAGGACCTGGCCGTCGCCCTCGACCGCCGCCTCCAGGGCTTCAACTCCGGCGCCTACGGCGCCGCCGCCCGCGCCGGTCGCGCGATGAGCGAGCGTCACAGCCTCGCCGTCGTCCGCAAGTCCTTCGACGAGCGCGCCACCGTCGGCTCCCCCGAGTCCGCTGACGCCGCGATGGCCTTCGCCGTCAACGAGAAGAACCTCCCCGGAGGCTCCCTCGTGGCTGCCGGTGGCTGGTGCGCCCCCTCCGAGACCGTCTACGACCTGCTCGAGGACGAGTCCCGCGACGGCCTGGTCTCTCTGCCCGAGATCAACGTGACCCGCGGTGGCATCAAGTTCACCAAGGGCCCCAAGTTCTCCGACCTGTACTCGGCCCCCTCCTTCAACTTCACCGAGGAAGAGGCGAAGGCTGGCAAGTACGCTCCGACCTCCGCCACCGACCCGACCAACAAGGTCGGCCCCAAGCCCGTCTACCAGGTGCCCTGCACCGAGTTCGAGGAGGTCCGCCTCTCCGCGGCCGGTATGCACATTCAGGCCGGCCTGCTCCAGCAGCGTGGCTACCCCGAGCTGGTCGCCCGCACCATCCGCGGCGCCCTCGTCGCTCACGAGCACAAGATGAGCGAGCGCATCATCGCCGCCATGGAGGCCAAGTCCACCGCCGTCTCCATGGACGCTGGCCAGATCGGCGCCCTCGCCCCCGTGCTTACCGCCATCGAGCTGCAGGTCGAGCACTACCGCTACGCGCAGCGCCTGAGCCGCTCCACCACCCTCGAGGCGATCTTCCCCTACTGGGTCCGTGGCGCGATTCGTACCGACCTGTCCCGCCGTCAGGGCGTCGACCTCACCGACGTTCCGGACAGCCGCATCGACGCCTGGTTCAAGAGCCGCGGGGTCAACCCCCAGTTCGTCTACGACTGGCAGGCCATCACCGGCGAGGCCGGCTCGTTCAAGGCCTGGGGCAGCTCGGTCAAGTTCCTCCTGTACAGCGCCGGCACCTTCGTCAAGGGCGGCCAGGACGTCATCACCCTGGACACCGTCTACGACTCGACCCTGCTTGGCCAGAACGACTACACCGCTCTGTTCACCGAGGAGGGCTACCTGGTCGCCAAGCGTGGCCACGACGCTCGCGTCGTGACTGTCCCGCTCAACCCGAACGGCGGCACCGGCACCGGCATCAAGCTCCTCGCCAACGGCACGGCTGACCCGGCCAAGTGATGACTCCGGGGCGGGCGGCGGTCAATCCCCGCCCGCCCCGTGACCATCCTTAGCCATCACCGTCCAGCAAGGAGGACACATGCCGATCATCGCACCGAAGCAGCGGGTAGACGCCCCGGCTGCCTCGCCCCTGCCCGGCGGGCTCTTCTCCCAGTTCTCCCCCATCGAGGACACTTCGGTCCGGTGGGAGAACGGCGTCACCTGGGAGGACGTGGAGCGAGCTCAGCTCGGAGCCATCGGCCAGTGGCAGCGCCCCGGCGCTGTACCCGGCCTGCCGAAGACGCTGACTGACCCGAAGGGCATCGCCCTCGAGTCGCAGCTGCCGCTTACTGTCTACGCAGCCTTCCGCACTACCCCCCTCGACCACTCCCCGGCCGAGGCGACTCAGGTCGCCGGTGCCAGGCTGCTGGCTCAGGAGGAGCACGCTGTCGAGCAGGCTCTGTGGACCGGCGCCCCGTCTCGAGGGCTCGGTCTGAACAAGGTCCGCTCTTACGCCGCTAAGGGCTCCGCCAAGCTCGACCTGAGTCAGGGTCTGGCCGCCCTGGAGCACTACGCCTCCCAGTACGGCTTCCAGCCCACGCTGCACATCCCGCGCCGCCTGGCCAGCATCATGGCTAACGCCAAGCTGATCAAGGACGCCCGTGGCGGCGGATTCGTCACCCGCCTTGGCACTCCGGTCGTCGTGGGCGCAGGCTACTCCGATGAGATGCAGATCGTGGCCACCGGCCCGATCGTCATCTACCGCGGCAGTGCCTTCACCTCAACCAACACTGACGGCGGCTTCAACGAGGCCCAGAACGAGCTCACCGGCGTTGCCGAGCGTCAGTACGTCCTCGGCTTCAACAAGTGGGACGCGTTCCGGGTCACCGTAGACGCAGGCATCCCGCAGCTTGACCTGAAGGCGGCGGAAGAGTGATCTCCCGCAAGGCATCAATCGCCCTGGCCGTTCTCGCGGCGGCCTTGGTCTACACCATTACCCAAGTCACGTACGAAGGAGAGCGCTGAGCCATGGCCAGAACTCACTCATACACCCCCGTCCTGGGCAAGCGCATCCGCGTGACCCCGCTGGACACCTGCGGTCGTTTCGACAATGCGAAGCACCACCCTGTGGCCACCTCTGGCTTCGTGTCGGTCAAGCTGGCCGCTGAGGTCGAGGACGGTACCGAGATCACCGTCCGCAAGGCTGACGGATCGCTGTGTGTCAACGAGAAGCAGTCCAACACCTTCAAGTACTTCACGCTTGAGCTGGAGTTCTGTGGCGTGAACCCCTCGGTCCTGGACATCGTCACCAACGCGACGAAGTACCTCGACCACGTGGGCGACACCGCTGGTTTCAAGGTCGCCTACGGCAAGATCGAGAAGAAGTTCGCCCTCGAGCTGTGGACCGGCCTGTCCGGCCAGGCCTGCGCGGCGGGTGCTGAGGACGCCAGCGGCTACCTGCTGCTGCCCTTCATCACCGCCGGTACGATCGGCGACATTGAGGTCACCGGTGAGGACGCCATCACGTTCTCCATGACCGGCGCCGTCACCAAGTCCGGTAACGGCTGGGGTACTGGCCCCTACGACGTCGTCAAGAAGCCGAAGCAGGGTGGCGGCTACGAGAACGCCAAGCTCCCGACCGCTCTCGACCCGCTCGACCACCTCCTGATGATCGACACCGCGCTGGCCCCGCCGCCGGACAGCGACCAGCCGGTCACCGTCCCGTGATGGTAGGCTGACAGCCACCTCACATCCTGCGGGCCCCTCCTCCCCCGCGTTGACAGCCCCTCAGACGCTCACAAGGCTCTGGGGGGCTGTCTGTACCCGCACTACACCTTCTAGGCCGTCTACGGGGCTCCTAGCCCCCTTCTAGACCCATCAGAAAGGCCTATAGGTATACTCCCTACAGCGGGCACCGCCTATGGCGGCGTAGCCATCCCGCACCGCACGCACTGTAGGAGAGGGCATGGATGTAGTAGAGCAGGGCTACGGCCCGGGAGACTGGCCGGTCTCCTACAGTGCGTGCGAGGACCTCAAGGAGTACCTCGACGAGGCCGGGCGCCCCGAGCAGCAGGACACCTTCGAGGCGATGGCCACCCAGCTGCTGTGGGAGTGGACCGGGCGCCGCTTCGGCACCGACATTGTGTCCCTGCGTCCGGAGCCTCTGGCCGGGCATCAGCAGCCGACCTACCGCGGCACCTCGTACCTGCGCAGCACCTTCGCCCCGGTGCGCCTGGGCGGGGCGCTGCACGATGTCGTCTGTGGCGTGTGCGGCCCGGTGTGCGTGTGCGCTCACGGCTGCCGCTCCATCGTCCTGCCGGGCAACGTCTACCGGGTCCACCAGATCCGCATCGACGGCCGAGTGCTCCCTCCGGACGCCTACCGCGTGTACAACCGCTCCACCGTCGTCCTGACCGGGCGTACCGCTCAGACGGGTACCGAGGTTCCGGCTGTATTCCCCTCAGTACAAGACCTCTCCCGGGACGTCACCGAGGAGGGCACCTGGGAGATCCGCTACTCCAAGGGCGTCCCGGTACCTGAGGGCGGCCAGATCGCCGCCGGCGTCCTCGCCCTTGAGCTCGCCAAGGCGGCCTGCATGGATCGCGACTGTGCTCTGCCGGCTCGCCTCCAGTCGGTCACCCGGCAGGGCGTGACCGTCCAGGTGCAGGATGAGTTTGATGACATGCTCGAGGGGCGCACCGGAATCTGGCTGGTCGACTCGTGGGTCGCATCGATCCGCAAGCCTCGCCAGGTCGCTAGGGCCTACAACCCGGACGACTACGTGCGCCGGCAGCCCGCCTCCCCGTCGCGCTGGGGCTCGGTGATCTGGTGAGCCCTGCACCCCGCCTCAACCGTTCCCGCCGTGCGCGGGCTGAGGACTACGCGGCCCTGTCGGGCCGCGGTCCTTCTCCCACACCGTCGGTCGTCCACACGACTGCCCTCGCTCTGCTTAAGGGTGGGGCTCAAGCCCTGTCCAACGCTGTCTCCAACGCCTACGTAGCTCCGGGAGCTGAGGTGGCGTGGGACGAGTGTTGCGCGGGGCACCTGTACGTCCGTGTTGTCTCCGTCACTCCTGTGTTCGGCCCGACCGCCATCGATGGGGACCACTGCGCTATCCGCTACTGGAACGCAACGATCGCTCTCGGCACGCTGCGCTGCGTCGAGGTCGTGGACGATCGCGGCCGCGGCCCGCGCCCCTACGATCTGACGGCCGACGCTCAGATCCTTCACCAGGACATGGCTGACCTTGGCATGTTCCTTACGTCACAGACCAACGCCTCCGACATGGAGTGGTCGGCTCAGGGTCCTGAGGGTGGCTGCGTGTCTGGCGAGTGGACCTTCTCGGTGAAGGTGAACTGTCCGTGACGTACGTCCGGATTCGGTTTAAGGGCCCCATCCGCGCAGATAAAGTGGCGGACATCACTAAGAAAGCCGCCCTGAAGGCGACCAAGCGTACTCAGGGGCGCATCCAGCGCAACATCAAGTCCGCAGGCCGCGTCGACACCGGCCGCATGGTGAACTCCGTCACTATTCAGCGCGTGACTGGCGGCTCCCCTCTCTACCCCCGGTTTACCGTCGGTGCGCGTACGCCGTACGCCGCCTACCAGGAGTACGGCACAAGGGCGCACGGCCCCGCCACGAAGCGGTTCATGGCGTTCAACCCGAAGGGATCCCGCTCCACGGTCTTCGCCAAGTGGGTGCGCGGCGTCAGGGGCGCCCACTTCGTGCGGAACGCGGCAAGGCTTATCAGACCCTCGGACTTCCATTAGACTTGCCTCATGGCTACTATCACGATCCCCGGCAAGTCCCGGAAGTTCATTGACGTCGAGCTGGTCGGTACCGAGTACAAGGTCCGCCCTCCGAAGGCCTCCGTGGCCGTCTTCCTCTCCCAGGCCCTCAAGGACGCTGGCGAGGACGCCGAGAAGCTTATCGAGGCGCTCGCCAAGTGGAACCTCGTCCTGTTCGGTAAGGAGGTCGGCCCTGAGGTCACCAAGCGCCTGAAGAGCCCCACCGACGACCTCGACATCCCCGACATCGTAGAGCTCATCACCGCTGTCATGGAGGCGAGCGGCGGAAACCCTACTACGTGATCCAGAGGCTCCTGGCCTCTGCGTACACCGAGTGGGACTACATAGACGGCTTCTGCCTCGGACACGGCATCGACCTGGAGCGGCTCCCCCTGGATCGCTTCTGCCACGTCATGTGGTGGATCCTCACCCGCAACCAGCAGGAGGAGGGCGACTCTGAGAAGCTGAAGAGGGAGCTGTGGATGCCTCCCAAGGGCGCCGAGGTCACTGATCCGCGTAGCCCCTGGTACTCCGGCAATGAGTCCAGCGGCTTCGGAGCCCTTAAGTCATCCCTCGGGATGTGACAGCACCAATAACCAACGCCTATGCGGGCGGTATCATGGCCTCAGACAGTTGTCGGGCCGCGATGCCGCCCGCTTGACGTACGAGCGGGAGGGGACCCGTGGCAGACAAGATCGGCGAGGTCGTCGTAGAGGTAGGCGCCGACGCGCGGGACTTCCGCGGCGACGCTGAGAGAGGCATCGAGAAGAGCCTCAAGAAGATCGGCAAGCGCATCGAGCGTGCCGCCGACAAGTGGGCTCGCGACATGCGCGACTCCGTCAAGGACGCCCTCGACGGCCTCGTGCTCCAGGTCAACGCCCGCATCGACCCTAAAGACCTACGCCGCATTGAGAGCGCCATCGGTCAGACCCGGGGCCAGGCTCACGCGGAGATCTCCAAGCGGGACATCGAGGAGATCAAACGCCAGCTGCGGCAGATGGACTCGCGTGCCCCGGTCAAGCCGGTCCTGGACGACAACGCGGTGGCGAAGCTCGGCCGTGAGCTCGACGAGATGAAGGCCCAGATCAAGGCCCGCGTCGACCTGGACAGGCAGTCCCAGGCCAAGGCGATCAAGGACCTGAAGAGCCTCGATGCCGAGATCGACGCCAAGGTCGAGATCAACGGCTCAGACATTGCCGAGATCAAGGAGAAGATCGCCAACATCAAGAGCGATCTCAAGGTCAACGCGTCCCTGGAGAAGGCCGCCCAGAACAAGCTCCGCTCCGAGGTCGAGAAGATCGACGCCAAGCTCAAGGCCCAGCCTGAGCTCGATAGCGCCTCCGCCAAGAAGATCCGCGAGGAGATCAAGGCCCTCGGAGCCAAGATCGAGGCCGAGGCGCACCTATCTGAGGCGTCCAAGAAGAAGATCAAGCACGAGCTCAACAAGCTCGACGGGAAGGCCACCGTCAACGCCGACCTGGATGACGGTAAGGCCCGCTTCGACCTGGCCCGGCTCACCAACAAGCCGTACTTCGTCGACATCCATGCGCGCCTGGCGAAGGCCAGCATCGTCAAGGTCGCGGCTCAGCTGAAGGCTCTAGCTGGTGGCAACATCTTCGGCAACCTGAAGAACTCCCTGAGCGACCTGTTCACCAACCTGGACACGGTCGCCGTCAAGATGGCCTCTGTTGGCGTAGCGGCCGGCGGCCTGCTCTCGGTGCTTGGGTCCGGCCTGGGCGTCGTCTCCGCCTTCGGCGTGGGAGTGGCTCACTCCCTACCAGCCCTCCTAGCCCTTCCGGGAATCCTCGGAGCCGCCGGAGCCGGTATCGGCATCTTCGTGGCCGCCATGAAGGACGCGAAGGACGTCCTGGCCGACCTAGGCCCGCGCTTCACCGCTCTCCAGCAGGACATCTCCCTCGGCTTCTGGGGCGAGGCGGCTGAGTCCGTCCGCTACTTCGCCACCAGCGCCCTCGATGCCCTTGGCCCCTCCATTAAGGCTGTCGCGGTTGAGATGGGCTCGATGGCGGCTGCCGTCGCTGACGCCGCTACCGACCACATCCCAGGCTTCGCCGCCTCGCTGGAGTACCTGCGTCAGGCCCTCGACATCGGGGGCGACGGCGCCGGCGCCTTCACCGACGCGCTTCTCTCCCTCGGAGAGGTTGGCGCCAAGTACCTCCCCGCCATCGCAGGCTGGGCTAACGGCGTCGCCTACAGCTTCCAGAACTGGGTGCAGGCGAAGATCGCCACCGGCGAGATGGATCAGGCCATCCAGGGCGCCGCGAAGACCTTCGGCACGCTGAAGAACATCGTGTTCGACCTTGGCGGGATCATTGGCGGCCTATTCAAGGCCATGGCTGCAGGGTCCGCCCCGATCGACTCGATCGCCTCCGCTCTTGACCGAGCCAACCAGGCAGTCAACGGGCCCCTGTGGCAGGGGACCCTGACCTCCATCTTCTCCTCGATGGCGACGGCCGCGAACTTTGCCTTCCAGGGCGTGGGCTCCTTGGGGGCCGCCTTCGTGTCCCTGGCTCCGACGATCTCCACGATCCTGCCTCTCATCGGGCAGATCATCCAGACCGGCCTCAACGGCATCTCCCTCGCGCTCCAGGACCCCGCCTTCCAGGGCGGGCTCGTGTCGTTCTTCCAGAACGTCCTGACCGCCGTGCAGGCCCTGGCCCCAGCCATGCCCGCACTCGGCGCCGCCTTCGGCGCCATCGCGACGGTGGCCGGTCAGCTGCTGGCGGCTATAGCGCCGCTGCTGGCCACGCTGATGACCCAGCTCGCCCCCGTCATCACGCAGCTGGCCGGTCTCTTGGCCCCGATCATTGAGCAGCTGGCTGCCGCCCTTATGCCGGTTATCCAGGCTCTGGTACCGATCATCTCCGAGCTGTTCGCGGTCCTGGGCCCGATCATCACCGAGCTGCTGACCATGATCGTCCCGCTTCTGCAGCCGATCCTGCAGGCGCTCACCGCTCTCCTGATCCCGGCCCTGCAGCTGGTCGGCACCGTCGTGCAGGCTCTCATGCCTATCTTCCAGGCGGTCTTCTCCGGCATCGCTGCCATCGCCCAGGCTCAGATGCAGATCCTCAAGGGGATCATCGACGTGGTCCTCGGCCTGATCCAGGGTGACTGGAGCAAGGTCTGGGAGGGTCTCAAGGGCATCTTCATGGGGTTCACGAACTTCATGATCGCCTCGTTCACCGGGTTCGGGCGCCTGATCGTCTCCATCGGGCAGGCAGCGTGGAACCTGCTCGGCAACGTCATCATGGGTGTCGGGAGGGCCATCGTCAACACGGTGTCCAACTTCTGCGCCTCGGTCGTCACCTTCCTGGTCAACGCGTGGAGCAGCGCCCAGAGCGCGACCTCCTCTGCCTGGTCGGGACTCGTGAGCTCGATCTCGAACTTCATCAGCAACGCTGTCAACACCGTCCGGAACCTCCCGAACAGCATCAAGAACGTCTTCTCCAACGCGGGCTCCTGGCTGCTCAACGCCGGTAAGCAGATCATCCAGGGTCTGATCAACGGTATCTCCTCGATGATCGGATCCGTGAAGAGCAAGCTGTCGAGCCTGACCAGCATGCTCCCGTCCTGGAAGGGGCCGGAGCCCGTCGACAAGGTCCTGCTAAAGCCTGCAGGCCAGCTGATCATGCAGGGCTTCATCAAGGGCCTGGAGTCGCAGTACGGGGCCGTGCGCGGATCTCTGCAGGGCCTAACCGACGACCTGACCAAGCCCGCCACCATCGGTCTCAACGCGACGGCGAACGTCAAGCCGATGCAGGGGGCCAGCGCCCGCGGCGGGAAGTTCAAGTCGTCCAGCACCGCCGCCAACGGCATCGATAAGCAGAACCAATCGGGTGCTACCATCAACATCACCAACAACTATCCGCAGGCGAAGCCTGACTCTAAGACCCGTGACGAGGTCGCCGAGGGCATTCGCCTGGCCGCACTGATCTGAGAGGTCAACCACCCATGGCCATCTACTCACTCGACGGTGTAGACCTGGACGACGAGAAGATGCGCTGGGTCCTCGCCTCGGAGACGACTCTGTCGACCCGAGGCGAGCCCTGGCGTATCTCAGTGGACATCCCGAACCGGTTCGGCTCCCTGCCGATCCCGGCCCGGGTCCTGAAGCCCGCCACCGTCGTCCTGAAGTTCTCCGTGTTCTCCTGGGAGGACGGACGTAACGGCAACCGCTGCAAGGGCGGCCTGAACCAGCTGGAGTTCAACCTGCGCGCCCTCCTAGGACGCCTGACGGCCTTCGGACGCATGCAGCAGCTCGGCTACAAACCTCAGGGCAACCTCCTGAAGGTGGCCGACGTGCGCCTGTCCTCCTCTATCGAGCCGACGATCGACCCCGAGGCGGAGATCGCTCAGCTGACAGCTACCTTTGAGGTGACGTCGGGCCTGTGGCGGGACCCCCAGCCCACCGTCGTAAACCTGAACGACTTGGCCCCACTGGCCGGCGGGAACATGCCGATCCCGGACCCCTGGCTGATGCTTTCACCCTCGGGCTCCTCGTGCTCCCTCAAGGACAACGTGTCCGGCACCACGTTCACGTTCAACGGCTCCCTCCAGGGCGCTGAGCGTCTTCTGGTGGACGTGGCGAACTACCGCGCCTGGAAGAACCCCTCGGCCGACTGGACCGTCGTGGGCGGCGCCCGCCCTGCCGATGGGGAGATCTCGATGGGCCTGGACGGCTTCCGCCTCGATCCGGACGCGTCCGGCCGGATCCAGGTGCAGGCGTTCAACTGCACCGGCTACATCCGCGCGAGGAGGTCCTACTGATGCCACGTCGCGCCGACTTTCCTCGCGGCCTGGGGATGCGCTACGTCGCCTACGAAGAGGCCGGGGCCCGCATCGGCATCCTCCCGGACGCACTCGCCGGCACGTTCACGTGCCCTCGCCAGGAGACCCCGTCCCTGACTCTGTCGTACCCGAATGGCAGGCAGGGGGTGCGCGGTGATCTCCTCGACCGCATGGTTGAGGTGGCGGTCGAGCTCACCTTCGACGGCACCAACTGGATCGAGCCGCCCAACGCCCGCTTCATGAACCTTTCGTCCTCGTGGAACCTGGTCGAGGACGGTACTGAGCACCGCACCGCCCAGTTCATCCACATCGGGCAGCGCCTGGAGGGTGCTCTCGTGTGGTCGGTTCCCGAGGCCGCTAAGGACAAGGACGGAAAGTACAAGTTCAACTCCCGCACTGCTGGCGTCATCCTAAGAACGATCTGGGACGCGGCCGTCAAGCGCGGGTGGGGCAAGGGGTTGGACATCGACTTCAACACCACGACGGACTCCGCCGGACAGGGCTGGGCATTCAAGACCTCGGTCGCATTCGACCCGACCATCTCGCTGAAGTCTATTCTTGAGTCCCTCATGAACATGGGCATGATCGACTACCGGTGGCGCGGCCGTACCTTACAGGTCTACAACGCAGATGCCGCGCTCAACCGCGATAATCGCGACGTCGTGTGGCGCCTGAATGCGGGCACCACGTCAGCGCCTGAGAAGCTTGACTGGTCCAAGCTGTGCACTCACGTCCTCGTGAAGGGTGAGGGCGGCCGTCTGTGGACCTTCAAGAACCCCGAGGCCCCGGCCGACCTGCCCCGCACCGAGAAGGTCGTGGAGGCCGGCGGTGTGGAGCTGGAGTCCACGGCCCGGGCGGTGGCGAACCTTACCCTGAAGACCGGGGCCACGGCCGCTCAGGAAGTCAAGCGCGAGTGGGAGGCTGAGGATGCTCAGTGGTTCCCGTTCCAGGACTACAGCCTGGGGGACTGGGTCCAGGTTGACCGGAGGTACGGCCTAGAGCGCATGCGCGTGACTCAGGTCTCAGTGTCCATCACTGAGAATGGCCGCTGCCAGGGGCACACAACCTTCGGCACTGTCCTGGACGACCTCCTGGCCCGCATGGCCAAGAAACAGAAGGGCGTACTCGGCGCGGTCAACTCCGACGGTAAGAACCCCCGCCCGGAGGTGCCTAAGAGCAAGTACGCCCCCATCGCCCCCGTCGGGCTCAACGTGGCCTCGCAGGCAGTGGTCGGCTCCAACGGGTGGCCCGAGGCCGTCGCCTCTCTCCAGTGGACGCCTGTGCAGGTGGACGCCCTCGGGGGCGCAGTGGATGTCACCGGGTACGAGGTCTCCTATCGCAAGCTCCCGAACCTCATCGGGCCGACGTTCTTCTCCAAGGACACGACTTTCGAGACCGGCGGCCTGGAGTGCGGTAAGGAGTACATGTTCTCCGTCCGAGCCCTCACCGCTGAGGTGACCGGAGCGTGGTCGCTGGAGGTCAAGGCCCTCATGGCCAGCGACGTCACTCCCCCGCCGGTCCCTACGGCCCCGCAGCTGACCCAGACCCTCGGGGTCCTGGGGGTCTACTGGGACGGTAAGGGCGTGGGTAACGCCGGCATGCCCGATGACTTCGCAGGGATTGAGGTGTCGGTGGACGCCCCCGGGCGCCCCCCAGCCAAGTTCACCGACATGCCCAACCCGATCCAGCGCACCAACCTGGCCGGGCTGGAGATCAAGGAGTGGGAGGTCAGACTCCGCTCCTACGATCGCTCCGGGAACCGGTCCAACTGGTCCCAGGGCTCGCGTATCACGTTGGAGCAGAGCATTGACGCTGACGCCATCGTGAAGAAGGTCGAGGAGAAGCTGGCCGGCTCCGACGCTATGCAGCGTGCCGCTCGCGAGGGGACCCTCAAGGAGATGAAGCACCTGACGGAGGCCATGACGCAGGTGGCGACGTCCCTCGTCGACTCCGGCCCGGTTCCCCCCGACGCCGGTAAAATTGGATCGAGCATCTGGGTGGCCCCGGATGGTCGTGTATTCGTCCTCAGAGCGGAAGGTGACAGGTAACCATGCAACCGTACGTAGCGACCAAGCAGTGGAAGGACGGCTTCGGGGCCGGGGAGACCCGCATCACGGCAGCCGACCTGACCCGCATGGAGTCCGGCATCTCCGCCGCCACTCAGGGGGTGACGAACGTCGAGAACAAGGTCTTCGAGTTCAAGGCCCAGAATACGGCCGACCTCACTCGGGTCAAGCAGGAGATCCTCGCCGCCGCGCAGTCCCTCGTGCCCGTGGGGACCGTAGTGGCCTACTGCGGGGCCCAGGCACCCACTGGCTGGGTCATTTGCGAGGGTCAGCTGCTCAGCAAGACCGCCTACTCGAAGCTGTTCCAGGTGCTGGGGACCGTCTACGGGTCGAGCGGTTCCGACCAGTTCCGGGTTCCTGACCTACGTAAGCGCTTCATCGCGGGCGCGGGTAACGGATATGGTCTCGGCTCCCAGGCCGGCGCCGACTTCGTAACTCTGACCCGATCGCAGATGCCCCTCCACAGTCACGACATTGTAGGTAAGGCCGGCCAGGCCGCGGCCAGCGGCGTAGGGCTGTACGCGTCCAACGTCGGAGGCGGCTCCGGCTGGCAGGTCCTGTCCACGACAGAGCAGGGCTCTGTCTCCGGTATTAAAGCGAAAGACGCTGGAGGAGACCAGCCGCACGAGAACCGCCCCCCGTTCACCGCCCTCTTCTACATCATCAAGGCGCAGTAACCGATGGCAGGACCTCAGAACCCCCAAGCGGCAGGCCCTGGAGCCCAGGGCGGGCAGTACGTAACCACCCCCGGCTTCGCCTCCCCCGGCCAGTCCACCCCGTCCCACTCGCGGACGGCTCCCGAGTCGACCGTCGTCTACTCCCCGAAGGGGTGGAGGTGGGAGGAAGCCGGGGACGACTACTCTCTCGCCGTCTCCAAGATGACCGCCTCAGCCATCGAGTCCGCTGTGCGCCGCATGCGCACCTCCTTCGGGCAGGTGTACTACATCAAAGGCACGGCCACCTCACAGCCCCCCTTTACGGGCGAGGCGGTGGGGGACACCTGCCGCGTCCAGGACGCCGTGACGCTGGAGATCGTGGCGGAGTGGCGCTGGGACGGTCGTGTCTGGGAGCGGATGCAGATCGACAACCAGCAGATCAGCAACCTCGACGTCGGCAAGCTGACGGCGGGGTCTGCGTCGATCAATGAGATCGCGGCCCGGAAGATCGCGTCTGATGTGGGCCGGTTCCTGGAGATAACGACGGACCAGCTCACGGTGACAGGCAACGCGTCGTTCACCGACGTGGTCGCTCGCAATATCTGGACCAGGGTCATGACCGCGCAGCTGGGCGAGTTCGAGCAGATCAAGGCCGGCATGCTCGCGGCCAACTCGGTCTCTGCGGACACCGTCCAGGCGGGAGCCATTGATGGGCAGGTCATCACTGGGGCCACTATCCAGACCTCCAAGGCTCAGAGTCAGGGCATCAAGATCGACGACTACGGGATTAGGGCGTACCGCTCTAACGGGATACCCTCGGTCAGCATCAACGCCTATACGGGACATGTGACGATCGACGGGACTCTGGGTATCTCTGACACCTGGTCCCGAGCGTGGTTCACAGATATCGTGTCCGCGCAGACCCAGGCCGACGCCGACAATTGGGGCGGCCACTGGGGAGTCGGCATCTCCATGAACAAGCTATCATCGGCCTACACCTATCCTGCCCTCGTGACGTTCCGAGAGGACCCTCATTTCAATGGGGGAATGCTCTACCTGCAGGCCCCCTCGAACGCCGCGGGCCAGTCGCCGAACATCCGACTCGGGACCGGAGGCCTGTACGGGTACGGGGGCTCCAATTCCCCCTGGAACATGTCTATCCACACCGGCGGGTACAACATCGGCGCCCCCGGCAAGTCGAACATCTTCGGCAGCACCACCCTGTTCGCCGTGTCCATCAACAACAAGCAGATGGTGTACTCCCAGCAGGAGCAGTTCGGCATCCACACCCACAAGTGGGATGAGACCGGGGTGTGGGGGAACGCCACCAACACCGTACTCGGGTACGGGAAGGGCAAGCAGGCCGTCGTGGACCGCAACGGGCTTCGGGGGGTCGGAGGCAAGAACTTCATCATGCGAGTCCCCGGGGAGTGGAAGAAGCGCCGCATGATGCTCCAGCACGCCAGCACCGAGAGCCCCTACGACGGCATCGAGTATTGGGAGTACGTGACCCTTGACTCCGCGGGGCGCGGCTCCTGGAAGCTTCCGGACTACGTCCCCAAGATCGCCTCCCCCGAGGCCCCCTGGATCGCGTTCACCTCGTCCTCGGCCACGGCAACCATCGTCAAGACCGGGTTCGGGGTCGACGCTCCCCCGTGGACGGTGGAGGTCAGCGGGCAGCCTGGGGAGAAGGTCGGTGTCCTGGTCAAGGGCGCCCGGCAGCTGGATGAGTGGGACCCGGAGACCGACGAGGTCGAGCTGCGGGACAGGACTCTGGACTCCCCGTGGCAGCTTCCTCCTGTAGGCCCCTCAGACGACATCTCCGCTACCCTGGAGGACGGGTGGGCCGACTACGGTCCGGCCCCTAAACCCGCCCAGAACACTGAAAAGGAGCAATCATGACACCTCCAGCATCACCCTCGGGAGCCCAGGTCGACGCTACTCAGGTAGTGGACGCCCTGACCCTAGAAATTGCCGCCCTGACCCGCAGGGCAGTCATCGCCGAGCAACGGATCGTTGCTCTAGAGGCCGAGCTGGCCGGTAAGGAGAAGAAGTGAGCGTAGGTACCGTAACGGCGGGTCAGGCCCGCTACCTGGCAGACGTAGCCAACATCGGATACAGCCAGCCAGAGCGCCGCACGTGGTTCGCGAACGCCGACGAGCTCGGCTATGTGACCACGGCGCAGAACGCTGACTGCTCGTCCCTGGCCGCGGGATGCGTGGCCTACGGCCTGCACGTCGCCTACGGCGTGCCGTGGGGCCACCGCGCCCTGCCCGAGATCGATGACCTGTGGACCGGTAACCTTCGCCCGGGCCTCGAGGCTCGCGGCTTCGACGAGGTCCCGTGGAACGACTCCGACCTGCGCCCTGCTGGGGGCTTCCAGGACGGGGACATCATCCTCTCCGCGGCTAACGAAGGTGGCGTCGGCCACGTCGTGGTCGTCACGGACGCCGCCAACGACCTCGTCTCGGAGGCCTGGATCGCGGAGGACGGCTCCATCGATGGCTACGCCGGGGACACGACTGGTCAGGAGACCCGTACGGTCGCCTACGCCAGTCACCCGCACACGCAGGGTGGGCGGTGGACCTCGTGCCACCGCTTCAACGACGCCAAGTTCATGCAGCAGTTCCCGGAGTTCGCTCACGCTGCCCCCGCAGCCGCTCAGGCGTCCACTCCGGCACCCCCGCCGGAGCAGCCTGCCGCGGCCCCTGCCGGCAACTCCATGCCTTGGGGTATCGACGTCTCCTCGCACCAGTCAGGTGCGGATCTGACGCTCATCCCGGCGCACTTCGTGATCGTTAAGGCTACCGAGGATGACGGCTACGTCAACCCCTACATGAACACGCAGGCCCAGCAGGCCCTTCAGAGCGGCAAGCGGTTAGGGTTCTACCACTTCGCGCGCCCTACGTCCTCGCTGGATGCGCAGGTAGAGGCCTTCGTGCAGGCTGTCTCGCCATACCTCGGGCGCGCCACCTTGTGGCTCGATTGGGAGGACAATGCGGTTCCGCTCGGCTCGGGCTGGGCGAACGCCTGGCTCCAGGCTGTCGAGAGCCGTACTGGGGCCCGCCCAGGTATCTATATGAACGGCTCCGCTGCCGGGGGCTACGACTGGTCGCAGGTCGCCTCGCGCTACCCGCTCTGGTACGCCGGTGGTCCGTGGTACTCGGCCCGGTATGACGGCTACGGCGACCCGCAGCGTCCGACCGACGTTCCCTACTGGGGGGCGCCGCTCATCCACCAGTACACCGAGGAGGGCTACCTGCCCGGCTACGGGGGCCACCTGGACCTGAACCGGTTCCACGCGACCGCTGTGGACTGGGACTCCCTTGCCGCCACCTCCTCGTCCGGCAACCAGGCTCTGGATGGCTACGGCGTGATCCAGGTCAACGGGATCTGGGATCCGCCGACCGCCCGACGCTTCCGTCGGGTCATGAACGCGTGGGACTACCCGGAGCCCTTCGCCGTGGCGAACCTGGCCCGCTACCTGAACGACGCTGTCGGCTCCGACCTCATCAAGGCCTACACCGGCAAGACCGAGCTCCCGGCCGACGGTCAGTGGACCTCGGACCTGTACCGCGTCTTCCAGCTGTGGGCGTGGAACTGGGTGCCCGGCATGCCGGAGTCGGATGTCTGGCGTCGCTTCGCTCCGGACTGGACGGCCGAGCAGTTCATCGACGGGCAGTGGGGCCGCGCCACCTGTGCAGTCCTCCAGGAAGCCCTGAACCGCTCGTGGGCTGACACAGGCCGGTTCATGTACGAGCCGAAGACCTCCTGACCCTGCGGGCGGTAGGTTAAACCTCCACCACTCATAGGGATACACTAAGGGCGGGGCCAGTAGGCCCCGCCCTTACCTATGGAAGGAAGCAGATGCTCTTCATCTACACCGAGCGCAACGGTTCCCGCGAGTACGCGGTCCTTCGGGACGGCTGCCAGACCCAGAAGGTCGAGGGGATCATTGCGGAGGCCTACAAGCAGGCCCTCGGCGCCCCGAAGTTCCTGTGGCCTGACTTCTATGACCGCCTTACCTACGACGCCAACGACGCGCGTGAGGCTGCTGGCACCGACGCTGCCAACGCGACGATGCACCAGCTGGAGCGCGCCTTCAGTCAGCCTGAGGGTTCCCCTGTCTTCAAGGGTTTCCGTGAGGCCTTCCGCAAGTTCCTGAAGGGAGTCAAGTGATGTACACCTCGAAGTCGTTCTGGTCCGGTCTGCTTGAGCGGGCCATCTCCACGTTCGCTCAGTCCTTCGTGGGCGCCGTCGTAGTCGGCACCTCCATCGTCGACCTCGACCTGAAGGCCGCCGCCGGTGTCGCCGCTACCGCGACCCTGGCCTCCGTGCTCAAGGCCTTCGCCACCCCGGCGGAGACCGACCGCGCCATCCCCACCGACACCCCCTCCGCGCCCGGTTACACGCCGCGCCACGCCGGCTGACGGGTAGGTGACGTTCTAGTGCTTCCAGCAGGGTCGGACCCGTCCCCCATCGTTGCAGTGCTTACCTCGCCCGACGCGGTCGCGGCGGGGACGGCCCTGCTGGTCGCGCTCATCACCTGGCTACGGATCACCATCAGCAAGCAGCAGACACGCCTAGAGGAGCGGATGACCCGGATGAGTGCCCACGTTGTGCGAGCGGCCCAAGCCGCCGAGTCGGCCTCCGAGGGCGTCCACAACAACCACACCGAGAACCTCCGTGACGACCTGGACGGTAAGTTCTCCCTCGTGCTCGAGGGGCTTCAGCGCCTGACCTCGTCCGTCGATGAGTTGCGGGTCTCTGACCGAGAGCACGACGCCCGCATGGCCCGCATCGAGACCCAGGTCGAGGGCGTCCGCAATGACGCCCGCACTGATCGGTCCCACCTATATGCGGAGGTCCAGTCATTGCACTCTCGTATTGATAGAGTGAAGACTGAGACTACGCCGTTACGTCAGGAGCCCTGATGTCCCAGACCGTTACCGTCACAGGACGGGTCACCGGCCCCGACGGCCTCGGCCGTATGGGGCGGATTCGTTTCACCCCAGCGGCCCTGGGGGCCCCGCTACCGGCCCGTGAGATCGTTGCCGGACGTGTATCTGCCAGGATCGACCCTGATGGACGTCTGGTAACGCCGACGGGCGGGGACCTGACCATCAAGCCCGGGAATTATGAGATAGATCTCATTATCCCGGGTGACTTGGGCGCACATGTCCGGACAACTCGCTACCTCTCGGACGGTCAGACCCTCGACTTGTCTGACCTCCTCGGGGCGCTGCCGCCGTCCCCGCCGCCCCCGCCGCCGTCTCCGCAACCCCAACCCGATCCGCGCCCTCCCCAGCCGCAACCTCAGCCTGACCCTCCGGCACCTCATAGAGGTGTCCGCAGTGTGGACAACGCAACTACACTAGAGGCTATCAATGGGTCTGAAGTTATAGACCTAGGCAATGGAGTACTCACCTGGAGGTAGCGCCGCTATGGCCGACCTGACCTGGTACAGCCGCGAAGGGGCTGACAGTCGATTCCTTACCAAGCAGGCGGCCCAGGGGCTAGCCACTGAGAGCGCGCGGGCTGCGGGCGACGCTGCCCTCGGTCAGCGCATCGACGCCGTCTCGGCAACCGCCGGGGCGGCTCTTCCTCGCGCCGAGGCGGCTGCTACCTACGCCACGAAGGAAGCTCTTGCCCAGGCGCAGCTTGGTGGTGGCGGGCAGGCTCCCGACCTGTCGGCCTACGCCACCAAGAGCGAGATGCAGTCTGCCGACACGCAGCTCAACAGCCGCATCGACTCACTGTCGTCCACCGTCTCCGCAGTCTCCTCGAAGGTGGACGCGGCCCCCACGGCCGACAGTGTCACTCAGACCGCCCGGACCGAGGCCGCCTCTGCCGCCCAGGCCGCCATCACTCCGGTCAAGACCGCCCTCGAGGGGCGCATCGCTCCTTTGGAGGAAGCCCTTCCCAAGGCCGCCACGAAGGCCGAGCTGGCCGCCTACCAGACCACCGAGGCCGCCCAGACCGCAGCGTCGCAGGCCGCCTCTCAGGTCGCTGAGACCTACGCCACTAAGGCCTCCCTCGCCGACTACCTGCCCAAGACAGAGGCTGCCGGCGTCTACGCCACCAAGAGTGACCTGGCTAACGCCCAGCTGGGCGGCAAGGGCGAGGCCCCCGACCTCTCACACCTGGCCACGAAGGCTGAGATGACGTCGGCCGACACTGCCCTCGGTCAGCGGATCGACGCGGTCAAGGCCGTCGCAGATGCCGCGGCCCCGCAAAGCGCCCTCTCGTCCTACGTCACATCCGCTGACGCCCAGACCACCTACGAGACGAAGGCTGACGCCGCCCAGTCCAAGCAGGAGCTCTCCTCCAGAGTCGACTCCCTGTCGACCGCCGTCTCCGGAGCCGCCACGAAGAGCGAGCTCTCCTCGTACCTCACCACCTCCTCGGCCCAGTCCACCTACGCCACCAAGAGTGAGGTGGACGCCGCCAAGCCGGACCTGACCCCGTACGCCACCAAGGCGTCGCTGTCGGACTACCTGCCGAAGACGGACGCCGAGACCACCTACGCGAAGGCTTCGGACTTCCGTCAGCACGTCGCTGACGCTGACGGCAAGTTCGTCACCCGCGACGAGCTCACGGAGACCTACTCCACGAAGCAGGAGCTTCGCACCTACGCGGCCTCCGCCAACTCGACCTTCGCCCCCGCCTCCCTCTCAGGCGAGGTGGCCGCCGTCAAGGAGACCGCGGACGCCGCTCTGCCGAAGGACGTGGCCGCCACCACATACGCGACCAAGGACGAGCTCACCAAGGCTCAGCTCGCCGGGGACGGGAAGATCCCGGACCTGTCGGGCTACGTGAAGACCGCTCAGCTCGGTGACTACGCCCGCAAGACTGACCTGGACTCGTACGCCAAGACCACGTCCCTCTCGGCCGTCGCTACGAAGGCGGACGCTGCGCTCCCCAAGACCGAGGCTGCTGCGACCTACGCCACCATCTCCTCCGTCACGGAGGCCAAGCGCGTCGCTGACGCCGCTCTCCCCAAGACCGAGGCCGCCGCTACCTACACCACGAAGGTGGACTTCGAGGCGTTCGCGAAGAGCCCAGGCGCTCAGGGCCCCGTCGGCGAGAGGGGCCCCCGGGGTGACAAGGGACCTGACGGTGCCCCTGGCCCACGGGGCCCCGAGGGTCCTCGAGGAGCTACCGGCCTTCAAGGCCCCGTCGGCCTTCCGGGCCCCGTAGGACCTGCCGGTCCGGCTGGACCTGAAGGTCCGAAGGGTCAGCCCGGTGCCGACGGCGCTAAGGGCGCAGACGGTCAGCCGGGCGCCGACGGTAAGCAGGGCCCGGTTGGACCTGCCGGCCCCGCTGGACCGGCCGGCCCCGCCGGCCCCGCTGGGTCAAAGGGTCCTGATGGAGACAAGGGCCCTGACGGGGCAAGGGGTGAGGACGGCGCCAAGGGGCCCAGCGGAGACGCTGGACCTACCGGCCCTGAGGGGCCCCGAGGCCCTGAGGGTCCCAAAGGCCCCACCGGGGACGCCGGTCCGCGTGGGGCTGAAGGGCCTCAGGGTCAGCCCGGACCCGCAGGTCCTGCGGGACCCGTCGGACCTAAGGGCCCTGCCGGAGACCCCGGAGAGCTCACTGGCTACGCCAAGAAGGAGGAGCTGGACGCGCTCGAAGGGCAGCTCGACGCCCTGATCGCTGAGCAGTCCCCCTTCAAGGCCGGCGCCCGATACTCCAGCCCGGTCACCTACTACTGGCCGGACTACTACAACGAGAAGCAGGGCACGTCGAAGTGGGCGAAGGCCCTCAAGGCTGGCTCCACCCTCGGCATCGTCATCCTGAACAAGGACAGCGGCAACTGGGACGAGAAGAACGAGGACTTCGGCAAGCAGGCCCGCCTCGCTCTCGGCGCCGGTGCCAAGCGCGCGGTCTTCTACGTGAAGACCCAGTACGGCGTGGCCTCCCTGCCCCCGCAGGCGGAGGCCCGGCGCGGCGTGCCGAACCCGGACAAGTACACCAAGGAGTACATCCTCGGCCAGATCGCTAAGTTCGTTGAGCAGTACGGCGACGTGGTCGGCGGCGTATTCCTCGACGAGACCATCAACGGCTGGGGCTCTCAGTCGAGCCGTGTCGCTTGGTACAAGGACCTGATCGACACGATCCGCTCCACGTACGGCAAGGGCTTCCTCATCGTGGTCAACGCCGGGTCGAACATGTCGCAGCAGGTCTGTTCCCTCGACTTCGACGTGGCCATGATGTTCGAGCAGGACGCGAAGAAGTTCCTCAACGAGGACGCCGGAACGCCGATCCTGCCCGACCACATGAGGCAGTACCCCTCCAGCCGCTGGTGGGCTGTCGTGCACGGTGTGACGAAGGACAACTACCGGCAGGTCTTCGAGAAGATGGACACGCTGCCCATCGGCCACGCCTACATCACCGACGGCGTCCTGGTGGAGGACCCGAACCGTGGCGGCCAGTGGCAGCCCGTGGGCAACCCCTACGAGAACCCACCGTCGGAGCAGCTGATCCGCCTCACCTCGGCCTGGATCCGCGGGACCCTCGACCTGCAGCTCACGATCGAGGACCTGAAGGCCCAGATCGAGGAGCTCAAGAAGGGCGGCGCAGGCGCGGCGAAGAACCCGTTCCTCGTCCTCGGCCCCAACGACCCCATCCCGGCAGGGACCGCCAATGACACCGTCATCATTCGTAGGGAAGGCTAATAAGTGCCAGAGATTGAGCTCTACAAGGACTACGGTCAGCCGACCGTCGAGGCATTCGGGCTGCACTGGGTGGTGCGTACTGACGCTTGGCACCCAGGCGGCCCGGCCGCGAATCAGAAGTGGAACCCGGCGGCCCTGACCAAGCTTGGGGACGGCTCCGTGACGATCTCCACCTCGGTCATCGGTGGCGAGCCGTACTCGGCTGAGATCGTCTCGGCCGAGTCCCTCGGGTACGGGACCTTCGAGGCGTCCTACGAGATCGTCGCCCCGACCAAGATGCGCGACCTTCACAAGAACGTCGTGTGGGGCATCTTCCCCTTCGACTGGGAGGACCCGAATCCGGGCTACCAGGAGATCGACATCGTCGAGGACTCGTACTGGTCCGGCTACACCGACATGGTCGGCAAGTACACCTACTACCCCGGGGACGAGAACAGCGGCATCCACCTCAACGACCGCGTGTGGACGCGCTCCGGCAAGGGCGCGACCGTCCGCATGACGTGGATGCCTGGCACTATCCGCTGGGAGACGTGGGAGAGCCACCTCACTGAGGAGCGGGCCCGCAACACTCCGGTGAACGAGGGGGGCTACTACTCGGGGACTCTCACCCAGACCGTGCCGGTGCCCCGCTCGCAGCGGGTCCACATCAACCTGTGGGCCTTCAAGGGCAGGGGCGGCTGGGAGACGATGCCTCCCACGACCATGCACCTGAAGACGTTCAAGTTCACTCCCTGGGAGGGCTCCTACGGCGTCCAGATGGGCGAGAACGGCTACGGCCGCGTGTCCACCGTCAAGGACGGCAAGGAGGGCGCCGTCACCGCCGCGGTCGTGACGCCCACCTCGGACCCGCTTCCGCAGAACCTGCCGACCGAGCTGAAGGCCGGCGATGGGGTCTACGACGCCTGGACCCAGCTGGGCGACGGATCCATCCTCATGCGCAACGTCCAGGACAACGGTGACGGCTCAGTCACCATCAAGCACATGCACCCGATCCCCGGACAGTCCGGGCTCTACTCACGAGAGGTACGTATCTGATGGCAGCCATCACCGCAGAGGTCCGCGTCTACAGCGCCGAGTACTGCGACAAGACCTACGCGAAGAAGGGGGAGGCCGGCGGAGGCGAGGGTGGCGGCACCCCGTCCAACCTCCTCGTGCTCGGCCCCAACGACCCCGTCCCCGCCGGGACGAAGGTCGGCACCATCATCGTTCGGAGGGCACGCTAAGTGGCATCGATCTACCCATGGCCAGAACACTGGTGGACCAACACCGGCCGCTTCGCGGGCCAGAACCTCACGGTCCAGGCTGGCACCATCTTCGTCCCCTGGGCGAGCGAGGCTAAGCCGATAGCGTCTGGGCGCTGGAAGATCACCTTCCGGTACTCGGCCAGTGCCGCCTCGACCGTCGACATCAAGCACAACCCCTTTAGCAAGGCTGACGAGAACGCCCAGGTTGGCCAGCATGACTTTGGGGAGATCACGCTGTCGCCAGGCGTCAACGTCACGCAGGAGGTGACGTTGGAGCTCAAGGACAGGTCCCAGCCGCTGTGGACCCCTCAGTTCCAGCTGAAGCCTGGCCAGCCGAGCGTCACCTTCCACCGGATCGAGGTTGAAGAGGCTCCCGCGGCGCCGCCGCCTCCGCCGCAGGGTGACAACCCGTACGACAAGCAGTACGTGCGGTCCTGGGCGCACGCTGAGGGCTCGGCGGGGACCCTGCAGCCGATCTCGGCTACGTCCGAGGCCGGTGACATCGCTGTCCTGGCGTACTCGTCCCAGTGGGGCAACACGCAGGCGAAGGCCCCGGCGGGCTGGTCGCCGATCACCGCCACCTCGGGGCTCGGCGGTCGGTCAGGCTACGTCGCCGTCCGCAACGTGTCCTCCCCCTCGGACACGCAGAACGTCGTCCTGTCGGGCGCGTTCCGTGGCGGCGCCCGTGAGAACGCTCTCCTCGTGGTCCTCCAGGGCGTTAAGTCGGTCATCAACACCGGGTGGACGACCGCCAAGCCGCAGGCTGGGAAGCTGAACCTGACCTTCTCACAGCAGCATGGCCGCAACGTCGACCCGCTGGTCGACTGGCGTCCCGAGCACTCGAAGATGATCTCAGGCGGGCACGACGCCAACGCGTCCTGGTCTGCGCTCCTCGGCGCCGTCACCGTCGGAGGCGGCCAGGATGGCCCTCAGGCCTGGGCTCAGGTGTTCCTCACTGTTGGTGGTGGGGGTGGAGGTGGGGCTGCTCCTGGCCCTGGCACGGACCCCACTCTCCCGGCCCCACCTAGCCCTGAGATTCAGGGGCTCGGCTCGACGACCGTCTCAGTGGTCGTGAACGACAGCCTGGAGGAGGTGCCCGCCACGATGCGGTCACTGCCTGCCGGCTACCCCTCGATCGACGCGATGATGTCGACCCCGGGCTTCGTTGTCGCTCACCGCGGTGGATCGGGCTCCTGGCCGGAGGCCTCGATGCGGGCCTACACCAACGCCGTTGCCCACGGTGCCGGCGCCTTGGAGGTCTCCTGCCACCGGACGAAGGACGGCATCTGGGTCCTGGCCCACGACCAGAACCTGCAGCGGGTCGATCCGTCAGCCCCTAACACGCCGCTGTCCCAGATGACGTGGGAGCAGGTCAAGCAGTACACCACGAAGGGCGAGCCGATCATGCGGGTCGAGGACTACCTCGACGCGTACGGCTCATCTCACGTGACGGTGCTGGACCCGAAGTTCTCGGCCGCGCAGTGGTCCGAGCTCGCCCTGCTTCTCCCGTCGGACGCGAAGAGCCGGGTCATCTGGAAGATGTCGGCCGATGCCACGTGGCTGTCAGACCAGTGGCGGGCCGCGGGCTGGAAGTGCTGGGGCTACATGTACGAGCAGCACATCACCAACGGGGAGGGCCGGGCGTGGGCCTCCCACTGGGACTACATCGGCATCCCCTACGATGCGTCGGCTACGAGCTGGGGTATCGCCAAGACCTTCGGGAAGCCGGTGTGGGGTCACATCTGCCCCACGAAGGACGCCTACACCCAGGCCCTCCAGAAGGGCGCTGTCGGCTGCATGGTCTCAGGTATCCAGCAGGTCCTCCCAGCTCTGACGGTCTGAGAGGCAGATAACCCCCGCATCCGAGGTGGATGCGGGGGTTATCTACGACGGCCCGGGGTATCAGGACCAGAGACGCCAGCTCTGGGCGTTCCCTCCTCGGGCCTCGAAGGTCAGGATGGACGGCTTCGTCGAGTCTCCGGAGACGTTGGTCCACCAGTCGCTGCCGCGGTCGGCAGAGGGGCAGGAGACAACCCAACGGGCGTCCCCGACCTGGCGGACCGCGAAGTTGTGCCAGTGGCCGTGGACGAGGATGCGGGCGTCGTGCAGGCCGCTGCGATGGCCGAAGGCCAGGTCTCGAAACCACCCAGGCACCTTAGTCTGGGAGCCTGCTAGGTGGCCGTGCGTGAAGCCGACTTGCGTGCCGTCAGCAGCCGCGACGGTGACGGCTTCCTCCCACTTCTCGGGTCGGCGGAAAGTGACGTGCTTGAAGCCCGCGCGATCGGCAACGATGTCCTCGACGTTCTTCGAGATCATGATGCCGAAGTCGTCATCGGGGGCGTTGGCCCGGCTGTTCTTCCCAGGCCCTACTCGCACAGCGCAGTGGTTGGACGGGACGGCCACGTACACGAGGGAGTCGCAGAGCGGGGCGAGGAGCTTGACGGCCTCCGCATACAGTCTCTGAACGGTGCGGATTTGGTCTGTCAGGCTCAGGTCGTTGGTCTGAGCCTGGGAGGCCACGTTCCAGAAGCCCTCGGTCGAGTCGCCCACGTCGGCCACGATGATCCGCTTCCAGCGCCTCGGCCCGGCCAGATGGTGGGCGATGTCGTGCAGGGCGCGACGCACGAGGCGGACGGTGTCCTCGGTGCCGCCGCCCGATCCCACTTTCCCAACCTGGAAGTCCGCCAGGCAGACGACGGGGGTCTCCTCGCTGAGCTCGGCCAGGGCCGACGCCGGCGGGATATAAGGCTCAGCGAAGACAGGCTCGAGGTCGTCCCACGAGAGGCGCTTGGCCTCGGCCATCTCGATAGTGCCCGGCCTGTACTCGACCTTCTCATAGGAGCCGTCGGCCAACCGGATCGTCTTGCCGCGCTTCGTGATTGACTCGATGGGGAGGTCCTCGAAGAATGCGTCTCGCGTGAGGTCCGGCTTCCCGTCCTTCTTTCGCTTGAGGGCTCGTCGGTGGCGCCTGACGGACGCCTCTGAGGTGCCGAATTCCTCGGCCAGATCGATGTTGGTCTTGCGGTCCTTCTCGGGGAGAAGATCGTTGGCAATGATTGCCTCGTCCAGTGGGTTCATATCGGCTCCTATCTGGGTCACTGGAGGGAATGCTGAGTAGAGTCTATATCCGCCCCCAGCCTTTTCCACAACTTAAGTGTCCATTTCGGTATCTATGTGCCCTACGCCACTAAATTGGTACCTTGTCAGGTGTTGCGCCCGCCTAACTGACAACCTACAGTTGAGGCATGAGCACTTACAGCAACTCCCACTTCGTCATCACCGGCAAGGCCTGCCACGGCTGCAAGCACTGCGAGGGCGGCGCCCAGCTGGTTGCCTTCAACCTGATCCACTGGACCCTGGCCCTATGCACCGGCTTCGTCTCGCTCATCGCTCCGATGTTCTTCAAGCGCTGCCTGTGCTGCGGACACAGCCTCTACCTGAACAAGCACTGACCTCATACATCCCCACCCAAGCCACTTAGGAGCCAGCCATGACTATCAATCAGTCCTTCTACACCATTGACTCTACGGACGACATCTCCCGAGCACTGTCCGAGGCTCGGCGGGATGGGTGCGAGCTCACCTACTCCAACGCCGTCTTCAGCATCTACGGGAAGGTGGGATCCTCGATCCTCGTAGATGACTCGCTAGCTGGCCTCCACGTAGTGGCCTTCGGACCCGCCCCCGTGGTGGTATCTGGCTCCGAGACACTTGTCCAGGTTAAGGGATCCGCGGTTGCCTACGCTACAGAGGGGAGCCGCGTTGACGCCTACGACTCCGCCACCGTCTACGCCTACGATCGAGCGAGGGTGATCGTTAGCATGGAATCATCTGTGTATGTAGCCTCTGACGACGTGCTCGTGGACGCCCACGGGGACTCTAAGGTCTACCTGCCCGCGTACCCCCGTGCGGGAGCGTTCGCGGAGGTGGACTTACGCTCTGACTACGCCACCCTGCAGGTGGCAGGGGAGAAGCCCTACCGACGAGTCGATGAGCCTGCGGCCGTCTGACCCCTCCCAGTCCCTATCCAACCCAGACACCTATAGGAGACTCCAATGACATCCATCGCCACCAACCACATCGCCTTCCCCGACCGCTTCGACACGCTGGCCGAGCGCCGCACGACGGCTCAGGCCTGGAAGAACGCCCTGACCCCGTTCTTCAAGTACGTCAACATTGTTCCGATCGAGGTCGAGGGTGACATGGTCGCTCAGGTGATTGCCGACAACGGCCACGAGCGTGTAATCACCCTCCGCCCCTCTACCGAGGTTCGAGGCCACTACGACCTGTGGGACGTCGAAGTGTGGTTCAGATCTCTCAATGTTGGCCGCCGTACGTATGTCGGGAACCTCCGTGATCTGCTAACCTTCATCTCACGGGACATCTAAGGCAGACGTCCAGGGTCACACAGCAAAACCCCCCAGCCGTTTTTTCACGATCTTCGCGGCTGGGGGGTTTTGTGTTCCCGTTCACGGGTTCGCCGCCTCTTGTTAGTTGTGAGGTCTTGACCGGTGAACTGACAAGATATATCCTTGGGTTATCCACCCGGCGCCTACGGGCGCCTTACCGAAGGAGAACCCATGAGCATCATGGACCTGAGCAAGGTCGTGAGCCGCGCTAGGAAGGCTGCACAGGGCTCTGAGACGCCCTGCGGACCGATCACCTGGGTATGGGGCAAGGACGACCTGAAGGCCCTCGTGAAGGCCATTCACGAGTCCTCCGAGATCGTCATGGACCTGGAGACGACCGGTCTCGACGAGTACGCCGAGGCCGGCGGTGACACCAACGGGGGATACCCCGCCCGCATCGTCCTGGCCGCTCTCACCCTCCCCAGCGCTGAGCGCACCGCTGCCGGCGCCTACAACTGGAGGAAGTTCGACGGCGAGCAGCCGATGACCTTCCTCGTCCCCCTCTCGCACCCGGCCAGCCCGCTTCTGGGCTCGTGGCGGAAGGTCATGGCCATCATCGGCCGCGAGATCAACCGCAGCGGCAAGCCGTTCGTCAACGCGAACATCAAGTTCGACGCCCGCTGGGTCTTCGCCCAGACCGGTGTTGACCTGTCCGACCGGATCGAGTGGGACACCACCGTCTCCTCGCAGCTGGTCGACACCGAGGCCCGCACCCGCCTGAAGATCCGCGCAGCGCGTGACTTCGGGATCGAGGAGTGGGACGACTTCGACCTCGGCACCCCCGGCGCCGCGGAGCGCGTCGACCTGATCCAGCTCGGCGAGTACGCGGCCCGTGACACCTACTACACCTGGAAGATCGAGCAGGAGCACCGCGACCAGATGTTCCTGACCGGCGAGGATGAGCCCTTCGACTCCGACGACATCCAGATGGCCCGCCTCGGGAAGGTCGCCACCTACGTCGCCATGCCGACCGTGAAGACGCTCACGAAGGTCGAGCAGCGCGGCTTCCTCCTGGACGCGGACTGGGTCCACGACAAGATTAAGGAGATGGACGCCCAGCGCCTACAGGCCTGCCAGGACATCCTCGGCCTGTACGGCACCGAGCCCGCCCCCGCTCCGGCGAAGGACGGGGTCACCACGGCGGCCACCTCGAAGTGGTTCCAGGGATTCGTGGCCCAGGCCATCGAGGCCGGCGACCTGCGGGTCACGGCTCGCACCGACTCCGGCAACCCCCAGTGGAACAAGGCGGTCCTCATCGCCCAGCAGCGTCAGGGCAGCCCCGCCGCCGACGCGCTGCTCCGCCACCGCGACGCCGTCAAGACGCTGGAGTTCCTGCGCTCGTGGCTGGAGCTGCGTGACCCTAACAACGTGATTCACGCCACCTACAACGTCGGGTTCGTGAAGACCGGGCGCCTTAGTTCTAGTAATCCAAACGTCCAGCAAATTAGCTCTAGGCTGAAGCCCGCCTTCATCCCCCGTCCCGGGTACGTCCTGCTCGACCTCGACTACAGCCAGGTCGAGCTGCGGGTGGCGGCGTTCATCTCCCGCTCCAAGCCGATGATCGAGGCCTTCCAGCGGGGTGATGATCTTCACAGGCTCCTCGCCGCGAAGATGGCAGGCAAGAAGCCCGAGGACGTTACGTCCCTGGAGCGCAAGCGCGCCAAGGCCGGCAACTTCGGTCTGCTGTACGGAATGAGCCCTGGCGGCTTCCAGACGTACGCAGCGACCGCCTACGACGTGGCCATGACCCTCGACGAGGCTCAGGCGGTCCACAGTGCGTTCTTCGAGATGTGGGACGGCATGCTCCAGTGGCACGAGAGGGCCAAGCAGCGCGCCTACGAGCGCGGGTATGTGACGTCCCCCATCGGACGCACGCAGTGGCTGTCGGACATCTACTCGAAGAGCGGCTTCAAGGCCTCCCACGCCGAGCGCAACGCCCTGAACAGTCCCGTGCAGGGCTTCGGCTCGGACCTGATGCAGATGGCGGCAGCCTCGATCATGGGCACCCTGCCAGGCTATCCGCTCCCGCGGGTAGAAGGCGCTCACGTGGTCGCCACCGTCCACGACGAGATCTGCATTGAGGCCCCCGAGGACCACTGGCAGGAGATCCTCGTCGAGTGCAAGCGTCGCATGGAGGACGTCAACACGTTCCTGAAGCCGCTGGACTGCCAGATGGACGTCCCGATCGTGGCCGGCCCCTCAGCTGGGACCCGCTGGGGCGTGCACGACCTGCACGATGAGGACGACCCGCTCCCCCAGGTCTGAGACTAGTCTCACACTCACCTCAGCATAAGCATCAACCACAACCACCTACCGCACCCATAGGAGAACCCAATGAGAAACGCACTCCGTGACTACCAGTACAAGCTGTCCAGCCTGAACGGCGCCCCCGCGGCGCACGTGCGGGACCCGCGTACCGAGATGGAGTACCTCGTTCAGATCACGGACGAGCGCGACGGCGGCGGCCGCTACCAGATCACCGCTCTCGTCTGCAAGCCTGACGAGGGGGTCCGCTTCCCGGACTCGATCCCCCACCGCACTCTGTCGGAGATCGCTGCCGAGGTGCTCGGCCGTAAGGCCCCCGCCGCACGCGGAGGCAACCGCTACAAGGGCCCCGACCCCTCGGTCCTGAGGGGCCTGATCGAGAAGGGCTACACCCGTTCCGAGATCGCTCAGAAGCTCTCCCGCAGCCCCTACACCGTCGACTCGTGGCTGAAGAGGGCCCGCCGCATGGACCCGACCTTCCCGACCACGATCACGAAGACCGGCAAGCGCCGTGAGGCGAGCGCGAGGCAGAAGGAGGACCAGGCGAAGCTGCGCGCGGAGCAGCGCCGGGCCGCCCTGCTCGAGGCTGAGCGAGTGCGCCGGAAGGCGGTCGAGGCTGCCCTGCACGGCGCCTGAGACGCCAGCTGAGCCTCGCTCAGTACCTACCCCAACCAAGAGGGCCCCTCTCCGGAGGGGCCCTCTTCGTGTCCCCGGTCACAGGTATACCCCCCCGGGGTACCCCTTTTCACGGTTAAATCTGTGAACCAGGGCACCTAAATGTAGTACGCCTGTACTAGAACACCTATTCTTGTTGAACCGTGCACTACCCACGGACATATGTTCGAAAGATGGGCGAAGGGGACCTTTCCCTTGCGCGAGTAGGGCAAAGTCGCCCTCGGCACCTATGCTCACATCTTGAGACAAGTTGTCTCACAGAATGTGCTGTGACGGGAGCCACCCTTCCACTATACAACCGTATGAGAGAAAAAACTGAGTTTCTGGTACAGGCGTACCAGAACAGTACTTTTCCTTGGAACGGCGGGCGAAGGTCCGGATCGAAGGGGCAAATCGAGGGGGCAGCGCTGAACGAGGTTTCAAGGAAAGGTCCCGGCATCCTGGGAGAATCCTGGTAAGTCAGAAACCTGACATGCTCTCTACTTATGTCATTTTGTATGCTGCATACATGGGCAGATGTATGCAGCATACATCGTGCAACGCACTCGGGCGTGTCGGACCCCTATTTTCTGGTACAGGCGTACCACTTGGCCTGAGCACTGGGAAAGGTGGCCCCAATAGACCGAAGGTCGAGGAGAGATCGAGGAGCGCAGCCCTGAAAACTGCGGCGCGCCTCACGGCCGCTACCCATTGCTATTGGACACGCGTTTGTGGTACTCGCGCGCGCCCACACACTCGCGCCCCCTCCGAAGGAGGGGGCGCTCGTGTGTGGGGAGATGTTTATATATAGAGCCGGTGCCGAGCCTGCGGCGGGGCTGTCGCCCCGCCTTGGCACCGCATCGCAGCTCGGGCAGGCTCGCGCCTCCGCTGGGGCTCCGGCGCTCGGTGCCCTCGGTGCGATGCGGGCGGGACACCCCAACTCGTCTCCGACGAGCGACGCGCTCACCGCTGCTCCTCGGCCCCGAGCAGGCTCGGGCTTCCGCCTAGGGGCTCCAGCCCTCGGTGCTCGGGACTGTCGGAGCGCGGCTACGCGTCGGAGAGGTTGAGGCTGACGGTGCGTTCAGCTCGGCTCGCTGCGCTCGCCTCGGTGCCCGCACGACGTCAGCCAAACCTCTCGCGTCGGGACTGCCGCCTGCGCTACGGGCCGAGGCTCCGCTGTGCGCATCCCCGCGTACGCCGCCAGGAGCCCAGCCGCCCCCTTCGGCCACGGGATGCCGCCCCTCGGTCCGGGAGAGGGCCCGCAGGCCGCCCGCCACCTTCGTGCTCGGGAGGGGCCCGCCCCGCCGCAGATGCCCCTCAGAGGCCGTGTAAGCCCCGTAGACGGACTTTCAGGGCCCCGGCAGTACCGTGATGAGGGTCCGCCCCCGTTAGGCCGTCAGAGAGGCTTACACGGCTTCTGACGGCGGCGGCCACCTTCGGTCACGGAGTTCCGCCCCGCCACCTTCGGTCCGGGGAGGGCGCGGCGCCTGCAGGTGTGGCCTATGGTCGAACGCGCGTCCATAAGAGACACCCATAACGTGGCGGACATCACCCGCAAGGGGGCCGAAAAAGGTGGACACCGGCCGCCCGGTGTGGCATGATTAAGCCAAGCCGCCCGGAGGGGCGAAACGGCTAGTAGCCCACGCAGCGGGCCCGACGGGGACCGAGGCGAAGGGAGTGCGACCCGGTACTAACCGAAAGGCGGCGAAGTTGCGGATGCGCAACACTCCCGATGCGCGCTTATGTGGCTCGGCGCGCAGGCATTTGGGTCACGGGCTCCGGCTCCTACCGACGGGTAGGGGCCGGAGCGGGTCCCGAATCCTGCAAGCCACCGCAGAGGCAGTCGGCACATCAGACGATGGCGTAACTGATGGTCGTGTATCGGAAGTCGAGCAGCTCGACCACCTCGAAAGATCGTGAAGCTAGCTGGAGACGCACCTTGGGGGACCTGGTTCGTAATTGGGTCAGCCCTTGCAGGTCTTACGGCGACACCAACGACTAGGGGCCCGGTTGAAGCACCTTCGAGAGTCATCAGACGGCAGGACAGCACGTCGGGCGGATAGGGGTGTGGAAGGGGTACCCGTTAGGCAGGGAAGAGGCTCCAAGAATGCGGGATACGGCCCGCACCTACACCTTCGGTCTCGGGCTCCGCCCGGCACCCTCGGAGCAGGTGAGGCCCGCTGAAAAGCCTAGGACGATCATGAGGGGCACCTCGTGAGACGCCCTCCAACATCCCTCGATCCCACCTTCGGGCCGGGAGCGAGCGACACAGGACAGCCCCACCTCGCGAAACGGGGCTGAAGCAATAGCCTCGGGAAGAGCCCGAACCCCTCGCTTCATCTGAAGCCACCCAGCGCGGAACGAGAGGCCGCAAGCCCCTCGAACCAGAGACCAGCCAGGCCGACCGATCATCGGCCCAGGAGAAGCCTGAGAGACGCGGCAGCAGCGTCGCTCGTCGGATAGGCCACTTGCAACGCTGCACGTGACCCGGTACTGTATGAGAGTCATACACGACGGGAGAACGGATAACCGAATGCCTCGGCCAAAGAAAAGCCAGCTTCGTCCCTACGAGGACGACCGCCCTGACCTTGACCAGCCGTTCACCGCGGCGCAGGCTCCAACAACCATCGACTTCGGGCGAAAGCCCGGAGAGCCGATGATGGAGCGCAAAGTGGTGAAGTTCCGGATGAGAGCAGACACGCTCGACAGAGTCCGGCGGCGGGCCAAGGCTCAGGGTCTTCGGGCACATGTCGTGTTCGCACGGCTGCTCGAGGCCTACGGCAACCGGGAGGTCGACCTCCAACCTCACCCGTCGGGTATCAAGGTGGTCCCCCACCGGACTACCTTCACCAATCCCGACAACCCTTCGAACCGGTAGCACGTCGCCACCCGACGCCGCTACCGGGTCTGCCTAACCTGACCCGACTACATCAAGAGAACCATGAGCACATCACAGCAGCGCCGTGAGGCGGTCATCGAGGCCGCTGTCGACGCCTACCGCAGGGGCCTGACCCCGATCCCCATCCCGCGCCACTCGAAGGCGCCCAACATCACCGGCTGGACGGACATCCGCTGGCCGGACCCGGAGTACGACGCCGGCGAGGGTGAGGAGCTCCTCCGCACTACCTTCGGTGAGCAGATCGACCAGGGCTCCTCGAACCTCGGAGTCATCCTCGGAGCCCCCTCGGGCAACCTGGTCGATGTTGACCTAGACCACCCAGCGGCTCAGCGCCTCAAGACGATGCTGCTGCCGCCTACGGCCGCCATCCACGGCCGCGAGGGGTCGCCAGCCTCACACTACTGGTACCGCGTCACAGAGGACACGCTGCCGCCCACCCGCCGGATGAGGATCCCGGGCACGGGCGGCGGCACCGTCGTATCCGTGGAGATCCGGGGGACCGGCGCTCAGACCGTCATCCCACCCTCGATCCACCCCGACACTGGCGAGACCTACGAGTGGGAGGGGGAGCCCTGGGGAGGCGATCAGGGGCCGACCGTCATTGACGGCAACGAGCTCCTCGCGCAGGTGACCCTCCTCGGCCTCTGCTCGGTCCTGCTGGAGGCCTGGCCTAAGAAGGGCGGCCGCCACGACGCCTACGTCGCCCTGGCGGGGGGTCTCCTCCGGTACGGGGAGTCGGCGACGGTCCACCCATTCTGGGAGAAGAACGCCGGCCTCGTGATCCGCACCCTCGCCATCGCCACCCACGACGAGGAGGGCCCGGGCAAGCGGGAGGCGGAGGCGATCCGCTCCACCGCCCGCCGGCTCCGGGAGGGCGGCGAGGCCGTAGGCTTCACCCGCCTGGCCGAATACATCGGCGAGGAGAGCGTCCAGATCGCCGAACGCCTCGTGCGTGACGCCGAGGCCGCCGCAGGCTTCGAGCCGGACATCGCCGGCGATCGGCCGGAGTGGGCCAAGAAGTGGGACAAGATGACCATCGAGCTCACCCCATCCGCCAAGTCTGAGTTCACATCGTCAGGCGAGCGCTCCCTCGGACGCCTGGACGGTGGGGATAGTGGGCCGGACTCCGCGGAGGTCGCGGCCCGCCCGGAGGGGGGCGCGGTCGAGGTGTCCTTCGACGAGGACGAGCTGGCGACTATGGAGAGCGACCCACTGGAGGCGCGCGCCTCGACATGGAGCCCGGTGGACCTGGAGCCGTACCTGACCGGTAAGGTCCAGATCCCCGACCCGGAGGTGTGCCGACGCAACGACGGCCAGTGCCTCATGTACCGAGGAAGGGTCAACATGCTCTTCGGATCCTCAGAGTCGGCCAAGTCCTGGCTCGCCATGGCGATCTGCCTGCAGGAGATCGAAACCGGCGGCCGAGCCCTCTACCTCGACTTCGAGGATGAGCCGGTACAGACCTTGAACCGCCTGCGCCTTCTCGGCGCGGCGGACGACGATCTTCGGGCCCAGTTCTCCTACATCCGCCCCGAGGGGCCACTGGCCGACATGCAGCGCAATAAGTGGGGCAAGGAGAACCCCACCAGGAGCGGGGAGTTCGCCCAGGACCAGTTCGACATGGCCCTGAAGACCCTCGACCCTGACATCATCGTGGCCGACGGTATGACGGCCCTGTACGGCCTCCACGGGCTGGACGCTAACGACGCCGTCTCAACAGACGTCATCACGTCGTGGCTGAAGCGACTGACCCGCAACGGGCGCTCCACCGTGATCATCATCGACCACCAGGCCAAGAGCGCCGAGAAGGGATCTATGCCGATCGGCTCACAGCACAAGGTCGCCATGGTGCAGGGCACTCTCCTCCAGGTGTGGCCGATCAAGCAGCCGATGCCTGGGGACGTCGGTGAGATGGAGCTGGTCGTCCTCAAGGACCGCCCTGGCCAGGTGCGAGCCCACTCTCAGAAAACGGGCGGACGAGGCAAGGCTCAGGTAGCCGGCGTGGTCACCCTCGACTCCAGGGTCGAGGGGCGCTCATCACTCGTCATCACTCCGCCCAGGCGTACGCCTTCCGGGGGCGGCGGTGTCCTGACGGCCGACGGTGAGGACGTGACCGACGTGGAGGAACGCGTCGAGATCGACCTGACCGAGATGACCGCCGCCATGGAGAAGATGGCCCGCAACCAGGACGATGAGGACGTCGTGATGTCGGTGTTCGGTGGGGAGCTTGGCAAGTCGGCCCGACCGTCGGACATCTACCTCCTCATCGGAGACACGCTCAGCCGGGACCGGGCCAGGAACGCCCTGGAGAGGCTCGCCTCGCGCGGCTGGCTGCAGAAGACCGGGAGCCGCGGCTCCGTCACATACACCCTCGTCGCGGTCGCTGACGAGTAGACGGATATAGGAAGGACCTATCAGTGAGAGACTACTCAAAGCTGCCGCTTCTCACCCCGTGGGAGGCTTACGAGAGGGCCCAGGAGGATGGGACGCCTGAGTGCCCCGTCTTCGGAGTCGAGTACCGGGTCAGGAATGTCGAGTCGTGGAAGGCTATTGAGACGCTTCTGAGGCAGGATGACGTGCGTAGGATCATCGTCGCGTCCTTCGGCCTGAGGCGATTCGCTGACTCCCTCGACACGATCAACATGTTGCGGGCCCGAGGTTGGCTGACTAAGCAAGTCGAAGCCCGGGTAACCCTCAACGGGGACCGCTACGACGTCCTAGCGCTGCAGGCAACGCACGACGGGAAATAGCCTCGCAAGGCAGGATCTCCCCAGTGACTCACGTCACTGGGGAGATTTCTATTTTCTATTGCATACGTCCTCAGATCTGTCTAGGGTTAAGTCATCGGCCGGAAGGACCGGCAAGCCGCAGAACGGAGCCGAAAATGGCGGGAACACCGAAGAAACGTTATCGTCGCCACATGATGGCGCTGATGGCCGATCAGTACGTGCCTGACGACAGGGGCCTCATGCGGGCCCTGCGCGAGCAGCAGCTCACTGGCGTCATGGAGGACCCCTGGACCGGGGAGCGCTACTGCCCATCGTGCGAACGTCCTGAGGACTTCTGCTCCTGCGGCAGCGAGAACGAAGACGACTACCTGTAAGGAAGACCCATGAGATACAGACTGTCAACAGCAACCGCCTATCACGCGAACCGGGCGCTCAGCCACACGGTCTGGGCCGCCGCCGTCGTCGTGGGGGCTGTGATCGCCCAGGCCACCTTCGGAACCTCCGGAGCCCTCGCCACCGTAACCTTCGCGTGGGCCGGGTACGAGGGGACCAAGGCGGCCCTCAGCGCCTCCAGGTCCCGGAGGGCGAGCGTCCTGGAGAAGCAGGTCCCGACCTTCTCGGTCTATGAGGGACGCTTCGTGAGCGTCGGTCTTGAGGATGGGGGGAGCTACTGATGACTGTCATCGCAATCACCGTGGCCTGCGTCATCGTCTCCTACCGGGCACGGAAGGGGTGGAAGTGATGGGACGCAACGGCATCGTCAGCGCAGAGGAGATCCGCCGCAGGATCGCCGCCAGCGGTGGGGACATCCAGGACAGCGACATCCAGAGAAAGCTCCCGATCCCCTTCGTACCGACCTCTAGGACCGACCGCGAGATGACGCGGGAGGACCTCGTGCAGGAGTACGAGCGCTTCATCACAGCCCTCCTGGAGGTCCGCGGCTACCTCCAGGCCATCCCCGAGGACAGGCGTGCCGCCTACATCCGCGAGAGCGCCGAGCATGCGGCCGACGCACACTGCGAGCACTGATCACCGCACTATCCACCTATTGGAACCTAGGGATTACCCATGAGCATCGAGAAAACCCACCCCTGGCCGACGGCCGACGTCATCTACATCGACCGGGCAAACGTAGAAGGTCTGGAGACCTTCGAGCCTGGTGTCTACCTTCTGACCTACGACCCGACCAGCCACTCCCGCGACTACTGCCGGGCGGGCACGCAGCTGGCCGAGGATCCCGACCTCGGGGACAAGATCCTGGAGGGGATCGACGAGATCATCTCCTGGTACGAGGTGGACACGGCGACCCTGTACAACCTCTTCGAGATGGGGCCTGCTGGTCTCACAGGCGGGGGGGACATCCCGTGATCAGGGTTCCCTCCCCTTACGAGACCGACGCCGAGCGTCTCCAGGATCTCAGCAGCCGCGCCCGTCTTAAGCGCCTGGGGGACGTTATCTCCGGAGAAGGCTACGTACTGCACAACTCGGTCTGGTGGCGGGTCCTAGGACCCGCCGGCTTGAAGGGGATAGATCTGGAGATAGCGGGCCCCCGCGACCCGCTGAATCCTAGGACGTCAACACTCCTCGGATCCCCCAGGGAGTTGGTCGTCTACGTCGATGAGGGGGCGGGACTTCAGTTCCAGGAAGGCGTCCTGCTGGACGTACCGTGGCCAGTCGGAGGACTGATTTATGTAGCAGACGCACGCTGCCGAGGGATCGGGAACGATCCTGAGGAGCGGGTGCACGGGATCTTCGTCCTCCGGGTCGATGAGGACGGCGACAGCTACTACGCCCCGGTCGACCCAGAGCACCAACCCGGGGTCTCCCCGTCGTGGCTGCTCGCCCCGTACCGGGACCTGATCCTGGACTGGAGCCCCGTAGACGTGTATGACCTGCTGTCGCGCATGGAGGATTCTCATGGCCAAGTTTGAGTTTGGAGGGCCCCCACGGTTCGCCCACCAGAGGGCGGGCCTGAAGAAGCTGATTGACTGCAAGGGCGTAGGGGCGCTCCTCATGGAGCCGGGGACTGGCAAGACAGCCGTCACCCTCGACTACTGCTCACTCCTAGCCCTGTCTAGTGAGCGCGGCGAGGCGCGGGTCCTCGTGATAGGTCCTCTCGCCGCGGTAGACCAGTGGGCCCTCCAGGCTCCGAAGTGGGTCAGCCCTCAGGTGAACGTCTGGGCCGAGGCCCTCGGAGGCACAGGCCCTCAGCGCGTCGAGGCCCTCCGGTCCCGGGGCGGGAAGCGGCCTGCGAAGCTGACGGCCAACGCACGAGGGTCCGAGGCCCCGAGAGCCGCCCACACAAACAAGTCCTGGGCTCTCGCCGCTCGTCGAGACGGGGCAGATCTACCCCGGGAAGAGGCCATGGAGCTGGGACCGGACGTACTGGGGGACAGCAAGCCCCGTCTCGTGATTGAGGCCATCAACATCGACATGCTCTCCCAGCGGCGGGCAGTCGGGGCGAGGACCTTCGCGGACGTCCTTCTGGCTGCCGTCACGGACTTCGATCCCGACCTAGTCGTGATCGATGAGATGCACAAGATCAAGTCGATCTCATCCAACGCGTCCAGGCTAGCCGCTCGAATCGGGGCCAAGGTCAAGCGGCGGATCGGCCTGACCGGGACGGTCATCCCCCACTCGCCCCTCGACGTGTACGCCCAGTGGCGTTTCATCGATCCGTACGCCTTCGGGCGCGTCCAGCCGGACGGGACCCGGAAGCGGGCCACGTTCCAGGCTTTCAAGGAGGACTACGCGGTCATGGGCGGCTACATGGGCCGAGAGGTGACCGGGTTCAAGAACCTGGACCGCCTCGAGGAGATCATGGGCGAGCGGGCTGCCGTCGCCATCAAGAGCGAGTGCCTAGACCTGCCGGAGGCCACCGACACTATCGTGCCGGTGAACCTGTCCACGAAGGAGCTCAAGGCCTACGAGGCGATGCGCTCCCAGCTCCAGGTCACCTTCCGAGAGGAGGACGACTCCCGCGAGTCCGGTGAGAAGGTCACAGGCGAGTCCACGGCGTTCAGTCGCCTGACCCGGGCGATCCGCCTCCGTCAGATCACTGCGGGCTTCCTGCCGGACGACTCCGGTGAGATGCGGGAGATCGGCCGATCTAAGGCCAAGACCATCGCGTCCATCGTCCACGACACCCTGCCCGATGAGAAGCGCATCGTAATCTTCGGCTCGTTCCGGTCCGAGCTGGCAGCTATCTCAGAGGAGGTCTCCAAGCCGGGAACGACTGTGCTAACCATCACAGGTGACACTCCGCCGGAGGAACGGCTTGCGCTCAGGCAGCGGTTCGGGTCAGACTCGGATGAGCGCCTCGTCATCGTCGCCCAGATCCGGACCCTGTCGGTCGCTGTGAACGAGCTCGTGAGCGCTCAGCACGCGATCTTCGCGTCCCTGCCGTGGCAGCGTGACGACATCGTCCAGGCACGTGACCGCCTGAACCGCCTAGGGCAGAAGGGCTCCACCACGTTCTGGTACGCCCTCGCCCCGGGAACAATCGACGAGGTCGTCTACCAGACCTATCAGGACCGCACGGACCTTGAGAAGGCTCTTATGAATCACATCTATAACGAAAGGTGATGGCTATGAGTACCCAGCCTCAGGACGTCATCGACGAGGAGAGGGCTACCTACTCCTCGCTCACGCTGCACCGCAGGTGCCCTCAGGCGTGGAAGTACCGATACGTGGACGGCCTGCGACGCCAACGCTCAGAGATCACGCCGGCCCTCGACTTCGGGTCCTGGTTCCACGCTGTGCGAGCAGCCGACCGGCTCACTAAGGGCCGCGCCGAGGGTACTCTGAAGTCAGCTCCGGAGGAGATCCACACTACTGACACAGGTCCCAGCTTCCCTGCCGACGTTGCCCCCGATGCCGTCCTCCAGGCCGCTGTCGAGTACTGGGAGCGCCTAGGCGAGACGGCACGCGAGATCTGGCTCGACTGGCTCGGCCAGCCTCTCCCCCAGCGCCTGTCGCACACGTACCACGAGTGGCGCGAGCGGTGGGCGCGGGACTCTGAGAACGAGGCCGTCCTAGCCATCGAGCATCGGTGGGAGCGCCCGGTCCCCGGAACCAACATCATGCTGTGGGGCTACGCGGATGAGGTCTACCAAGACCGCAAGCGCGGCATCGTCGTGGTGCGGGACTGCAAGACATCGGGCACCCTCGGCCAGGTGACCAGCCTGGACGAGATGATGGACAGCCAGGTGCAGCTATACGCGTGGGGCCTCGGACCCCAGTGTGACGAGTGGGGCGTGCCTCGCCCCAGAGCCGTCGCCTTCGATCGGGTGAGGTCTAAGGCCCCTAAGACGCCCAAACTCACGAAGGCCGGCAAGCTGTCGTCCTCGGTCAAGGACTACGACCTGACCACCTACCTGGAGTGGGTCGGTGACGGGGGCGTGCCCTTCGAGGGCATGAAGAAGGACGGCAGCGGGGCCGGGGTCTACACGGCCGACCCTGAGGAGATCGAGCGCCTGGGCTCCCCGCAGGTGGTGGGGCAGTGGTTCTCCCGTCACCTGACCCCGGTGAGCCCCTACCTGGTCCGCTCCCACCTCCAGGCCGCCGCTGACACGTGCGCCGACATCTCGCTCACCCGAAAGCGGGCAGCGGCTCGTGGGGAGGCCGCGCGCAACTTCGGGAAGGCGGCCTGCCAGTTCTGCGAGTTCGCTGACCTGTGCCGCGCTCAGATGGTCGGAGGACCCGGCGGCGAGTATTCGCCTGAGGAGTACGGACTCCGCTACAGAGACTCAGATCACACTGGGAGGTGAGATTTGGGACTTGCAATGCATGCCGACATACGCATACAGTAAAGCCATCCGAACCCCAGCGGAAAGGAAATTCAGATGACAAGCTTCGCAGGCATCAACATCGTTGATGTCAACGAGGAAGCGGCAGATTATGGCCGCTGGCTAATCCTCGGGCCGACCGGCGGCGGAAAGTCGAGTCTCGCCTCGACCGTCGCCACCATGGGCAAGACACTGTTCATCGACCTGCCGGGCGAGAAGGGCACCCAGTCCTTCAAGAACGCCCCCTACGCCAAGAACATCGACGTGGTCCGGCCTGAGAGTGTGACCGAGCTCGACGATGTGTTCTGGGCCTTGGACAAAGGTGGGCACGGGTACAAGGCAGTCGTCCTCGACTCCCTCACCGCCCTGCAGAAGATGACCATGCGCTACTTGACCGGGGCCAACGAGACCGCGGTCCGAGAGATCAAGCAGGGCACCGCCCCCGCCGACCAGCGAACCTGGGGACAGGCCCTCGACGTCATGACCGACACGGCCGTCTTCTGGTACGGCCTCGCGGACGGTAACCGCAAGGAGCCTATGCACGTGGTCATGACCGCTCAGGTCAAGATGGTCGATGACGAGATCAACGGCGGGGGCCGCCGCTCGCCGGACGTCCAACGAGGAGCCCAGTCGATCATCCGAGCCACTCCCAACTACATCGTGTACGCCGAGACAGAGGAGGACCTCGACCACTCAGGAAACGACGAGGGGCCGACCACGAAGCACATCGTCCGCTTCGGGACCGACCCTGAGTACGGGACTAAGGCCCGTATCCCCTACAACTTGAGGGGCAAGGTCCCCTCGGTCATGGGCCGCGACAAGCCCGTCACTCTCGAGAAGCTCTCACGATTCCTCGGAATCGGTGGAGTCCCGCCTCGCCAGGCCGCCAAGCAGCCTGCCGCATCTGACAACTGATCCATCTACTCGACTACCACCTCAGCAACTATCTAGGAGATCACCATGGCTTTCACCTTCGACTTCACCAACTACCGCGAGACCGGCTCTGCTCAGGTCCCGGCGGGTACTTACCGCGCCCGTGTCAACGACTTTGAGGAGACCGAGTCCAAGGCCGGCAACGCGATGTTCGTCGTCTACCTCGAGATCATCGATGGCCCCTACACCGGCAAGCAGATCATCGACCGCCTCCCCCAGACGGAGAAGGCCATGTTCCGCTCGGCCGCGTTCCTCCAGGCCCTCGGAGTCAAGATCGCCAAGAAGAAGCTTGCCCTCAACCCGAAGAGCCTGATCGGCCGCCCGGTCGACATCCTCGTCGAGGACGGTGAGCCCTTCAACGGCCGCGTCAAGAGTGAGGTGCGTGAGTACCTGCGAGCCACCAAGCCCGCCAAGCAGGCCGAGCCCGTCGCGGACCTGCCGGACGAGGATGACGAGCCCGCCGCGGAGGTCGCCCCGGCCGAGGCTGAGACCGTTGAGGAGGACACCTTCGACGTGGACGCCCTCGACATTGACGACCTCGACCTGTGACCGACTGATACATGAATGAACGGCCGCCCGCTCCGACTGGGGCGGGCGGCCTGCTAGAAAGGACAAGACATGGCGAGCAATGAGAGCGGAGTGGTCGAGGCCATCCGCAAGCGCATAGCCGCCGAGTGGCCCTCATCGGTCACCTGGAAGATGCACGGCTCGATCTATATGGAGACCGGGATCCCGGACATCATGTGCTGCGTCGAGGGGCGCCTGATCGCCCTCGAGGTGAAGCACCGCAAGCCGAATGAGAGGGAGGAGCACGCCTACTCCCGCACCTCGGTCGAGCAGGTCCGCCAGATCCGGCGTATCCGCGCCGCCGGCGGCGCGGCCTGCACAGTCCTCGACGCGGACGAGGCTGTCTGGGCAGTTCGCGAGGCACTGACGGGCTCGACACTTGCAAGTATGTATCCACGCACCGGAGAACACGGTGAGATCCTGAAGGTTGAGGAGGGGGAGACCGATGGCGAAGGCCAGGCTTCTCGATGACGACTACGAGCTCGTCAAGAGCCTACGCGAGGAGAAGATGAGTGCGGCTCAGCTCGCCAAGGCCCGCGAGGTCTGGTCTGCGGGGGACGCGCTCCAGCAGCAGGACAACGCTCGGGTGTGGCGGGTCAGGTCATACGGGGACGGGGCCACGGGCCCGAAGGGTAGTGCCCGTCACGTCTTCGTCACTCTCAAGAACGACCGCGGGGAGCCGATCTTCCGGTGCACCTGCAAGCATGGCGAGAAGCGGCGGGCGGCGACCTGCTGGCACGCTAAGGTCGTGGCCCGCATCTACCGGATCATGGCCGAGCAGCGCGCCCGGAGGGAGGCCCTCGATGCTTTCAGCCGGTGATCCGACCCACTTCGAGGATCCTGACAGCGGCTTCGACGCCATCGCGGCCGCGGCCAAGATGCTGGACCTGAGTGAGGGAGTACTCACCATCACCGGAGCCTGCGCCAACGTCCGCAACTCGATGCGGGACGAGCAGGGGTGGGGTGAGGAGTTCGCCGAGGAGTTCAGCCAGGACCTGGCCAGGGCCCTCGTCGTCCAGGCGCTCAGCCCCCGTAGGTCCCTGGAGGACCTCCTGCTCGGAGGTGAGGCATGACCACCTCGAAGAGCCCCGCCAAGCGCAAGCCCGCCCCCCTCGACTACACCAGGAACATCTGGAACCAGCAGGAGGGCGAGAGCGACGCCGCCTACGCGTCGTTCAAGCAGTACAGGGACATGGAGAACCGCAAGGTCACCGCGTGTCCGAACGGGCCGAACTACTCACCCCGCTGGTCGTGGAGGGAGCGGGTCGAGGCCTGGGACCGGCACCTTGCCGATAAGGAAGCGAACGAGCTCGTCCGCTACCGCCTAGCGATGGGGAAGCGCCATCGGGCCTTAGGGCGCAAGGCGCTGGAGAAGGCGGAGATGTGGCTCGACTCCCTCGACGAGAGCCGGATCTCCCGGATGAGCGCTAACGGCATCGTCCAGATGATGGACGTGGCAGCCCGCATCGAGAGGGAGGCCGCCGGGGCAGGGGCCGACTCGGCCAGGGTCCAGGTAGAGATCTCCTCGAACTTGGCGGACATGACCGCATCAGCCACCACGGCCCGCATTGAGCAGCTGGTGGCAGAAGTTGAGAGGAGGAAACGTGAGCAGGGTCTCATTGAAGTGGGGCCTGCAGAGGTTGAAGTCATCGAGAGTGAGGTCGTAGAGTAGACAACGTGAACGGGAGAGTACCCGCCGCCTTGGGATGAGGGCGGCGGGTACTCTTTGTCTATACCGATCAATGAACCCAGACGATAGGAGATACCTATGCCACGCGGTAAGCGGAAGCTTGAGCCGTGGGAGATGACGCCGGAGCAGCTCGAGGAGGAGCTGGCCGCCCTCGTCGAACGCCAGAGCTGGCTTGACAAGCAGCCGAAGTGCGACCGCCCCTCGTGTGACGGGAAGCCTCACCTCGGGGCCCCCTACCCCCACGACCCGACCTACCTGCAAGCCTCGAGCCCGCTGGAGAGCGCCCAGCAGCTTGATGCCGCCTACGCCGGTCGCCCCCACATCCAGTACCTCTCCGACCGCCTGACCGAGGCTGTGCGAGCCGTAGAGCGCGGTGAGAATCGGTACATGACGATCTCCATGCCTCCGCGTATGGGTAAATCCACGCTGACCTCGATTAACCTGCCGATCTGGCTGCTTCGTCAGCACCCCGACTGGAAGATCGGTCTGATATCGCACTCCCCCCAGCTGGCCACGGCCTGGGGCCGGCAGGTCCGCCGCTTCGTCGAGGAGGATGGCGAGCGGTGGGGTATCAAGATCGCAGGCGACGCGGGAGCCGTGAGCGAGTGGCAGACGACCAGGGGCGGAGGCATCGTCTCCCGCTCGGCCCCCGGCCAGTCGATCACCGGTCTGGGCTTCAAGGTCATGCTGATGGACGACGTGGTCAAGGACTTCGCGGACGCTCACAGCGAATCCAAGCGTGAGGCGATCTGGGACTGGTGGCAGGCCAACGCTGTTACGCGTCTGGAGCCTCCGTTCTTGTGCATCGCCATCGCCACCCGCTGGCATGAGGACGACTTCATCGGGCGTCTTCTGAACCCGGCTATGAACCCTGACGCCGACAAGTGGGAGAACGTCATCTTCCCGGCCCTGGCCGAGGAGAACGACCCCCTCGGCCGCGAGCCGGGCGACCCGCTCTATTCGCCCCTCGTGAGCGAGACCCGCGAGGAAGCCCTCGAGCGCTGGGACGGCCTGAAGCGATCCGTCGGCTCCTACATGTGGGAGGCGCTCTACCAGCAGCATCCGACGCCGGCGGACGGCTCCATCTTCAACCTCGGCTGGCTGCGCTTCTGGACGACCGACCCGGCCAAGGTCAAGGAGGGCGACCCCTCAGTCATACTGCTGCCGCGTGAGCGCCTGGAGCGTGGGCAGTGGTTGGACTCGTGGGACCTCACGTTCAAGGGCTCCTCGACGTCCGACTACGCCGTCGGTCAGCGCTGGTGCCGGCAGGGCGCCGACCGCTTCCTCATTGCCCAGCAGCGCGGGCAGTGGAGCTTTACCCAGACCCTGGAGAAGATGCTTCGCTGGTGCAACGCAGGCGACCTGGACGACAAGGCCAGCCCCGGCGGGTCCTTCGTCCACCAACGCCTCGTGGAGGACGCGGCGAACGGTACGGCGGCTATCGATGTGCTGCGTAAGAAGGTCGCGGGCATCAAGCCGATCAAGCCCCGCTCGTCCAAGGAGGTCCGCGCGCGGGCCGTGACGCCGGAGATAGAGTCCGGCAACGTCTACCTGCCCCACCCCTCGGATCCTGGAAACGGGTGGGTGAACGAGCTGATCTCCGAGATGCGGGCCTTCCCCTCAGGCAAGCACGACGACATGGTCGACGCGCTCAGCATGGGGCTCCTCGGCCTTCGTGATGCCGGCGAGGCGTCCATCTTCGTTCCTCGAGGGACGATCCGGCGCAGCGTGCAGTCGGGCCTCGCCTCCGTCAGCGGTATGGGCGGGATCACATTACAGGGGCGGAGATTCGGCCTCTGACGGCTTGCCTCCCCGATCGGGTGGACGTATGCTTACATACGTCCACCCGATACTGCGTTAGGAGCAGAAATGAGAGCAGAGACGTACGAGGAAGCCGGCTACTGGGAGGCCAGGGCCGACTACCTGGAGCACGAGCTGAAGCGAGCCTTCGCCCGTATCGATGCCTTGGAGGGCACTGTCGAGGACCTGAACCGCGAGGCTCGTACCGCCTCCGATCAGGCGCACGCCGAGAACTCGACCGAGGCCGGCATGCGGCGTGTGTGGGAGCGCTTCCTGTATGAGTGCCCCACCACAGCGCAGATTACCTCCCTGTTGACCCCCTCCAGGGCCGTGGCTGGTATGGCGTCTGAGGTCGCCCGCATGGCTGATGCCACGCTGCTCCGGTCGGCTGACAAGGTGAAGGCCCTCGCGACGGCGGCGTCTTACGCTGCCAGATTCCTCCCTAAGGATGAGGATCCCCTAGCCCTCGCGCTGGCTGAGTACCGACGTGCTGCTCAGAAGCACCCGGGCATGACTCTCGAGTGCGACGGCCACACGGACGCCTCTCGGCTTTTCGCCCTGATGGAAGAGGTTGGCGAGGTTGCGGCCTGCCTGACCTACGACAACACGGACTCGACTGGCCACAACTCGGACCTGACGGACGAGGCTGTTCAGGTCATCGGCCTAGCCCTGGCCTGGGCCACCCGCTACCTGGAGAACTAGGAGACTCTGATGGCATCACTGAACGACTTGGTAGACCTGCCTAAGCAGATCACCTCATGGGAAGAGGGGAAGGGCTTCCGAGGGTCCTACGGGATCGAGGCGGAGCGAGCCCTTGTGACGGACGTGCGTACCCTCCTTTCCCTCTGCGTCCAGCAGAGCGGGGCTCTGGAGGAGAGCCGGGCCCGCGCGGAGGAGCTCATGAGCCGCCTCCCAACCTCGCAGACTGAGGACCTAGAGCCGCGGGACACGTCCTCCGAGACCCCCCTCGAAGCCGCCGCCCGGGCGGATCGGAGGGCCCGCCGCCAGGCGAAGCTGGCTCGAGCGGCCTTGCAGGACGAGGTGATGAACGCCTACTCGGCAGGCATCTCCAAGACCGTCCTGAGCGACGTCTCCGGAATGACCCGGCAGACCATCGACCGTCTCCTCGGAGTCTGGGAGCGCCGCAAGGGTCCTAGTGGCTCGGAGGGGGCCTGAGATGCTGACGGATAAGGCAGACGGGATTCCCCACCTTCGCGTCTGGCAGAGGGTCTGGCAGCACCCAGACGTCCGTATCCAGCCCTTGGATGCGCAGACTCTGCACCAGTCCACCAGAGCCCGGGTGTGGGTGGGAGGGGAGATCTCCGCCTACCTTCAGCGCTCCGGGGAAGGCTGGGAGCTTAGCCTCCCAGGTAGCGACCGCACCCCCGAGATCTACGGATCCACCGCCATAGATGCAGTGAACAACTGGCTATCAAACCCACAGGAGAACAACTCATGAGCACTTACGCAGCAATCACCGTCGTCCTAGTCGTGGCCGCCCTAGCCATCGCCCTGCCTATCGTTGCCTGCGAGGCCCGCCTTCGCCGCATGTACGGCGACGATCGCCTCAGCCGTCGCGACGAGTGGGACGGTGAGGTCCGATGAGTGGGGCACATGCAGCCGATCTGGTAGCCGACGCGGATAGCGCCTCCGAGGGGGGAAGGACCTACACCCTCGACGAGGTCGAGGCCGTCCACGCTCCTAGCCACTACACGTGGCTAGGAAACGCCCTGAGGGCCCTCGGTCTGTCTGATGCGGCCAACGTTGAGGCGTGGGACGTCCTGGACGCGGCCTTCCCCTCGAACCCGCACTTGTGGAACGCTGGCAAGTACCTGTTGCGGCAGGGGCGGAAGGGCGGCGAGGCGAAGCGTCTGGAGGATCTGCGAAAGGCCCGCCAGTACCTAGACCGAGCGATCGAGGCCCTGGAGAGGAGCTGATCACCTACTAAAGTGACCTGGATCACCTAAATACACCCCCGTAGCGGCTTGCTGCGGGGGTGTATGCGTGCATACAGTGAAGCCATGAACGCAATCGCAACCGCCCAGCCGACCAAGACCACCCCCGACCAGCAGGGAGCTAAAGTGAGCCAGAACACAATCAACCAGACGGCAGGCCGCAAGGACGTCTACGAGGCCGCGTTGGCGATCGAGATGACCGACCAGAGGGCCTTCGACCTCGACCCCTGGACCGCGCCCCTGATCGAGGTGCGGGCCGCCAGCGCCTGGCTGAGCGGCCGCTCGCTGGCTCAGGACATCGACGAGATGTTCCGCCGCGTGAACCGGCGCGAGGAGCTCGACGGGGCCTACTGGGAGCGCGCCCTCAAGGGTGAGGACCTCATGTGACCGCCGTCACTGCCTAGCGGCCGACCGCCTACCTGAGGGGCCCCTACGGGGCCCCTCAGGCGCGTTTTGGGCCTCTCCGGCCCCCCGGCGGGCCCTCGAGGGGCTTAGGCCCCCTCTCAGAGGCCGTCAGAGGCCCGTAGACGGGCTAAAAGGCCCCCGCCGCTACCGTGGGTAGGGTGGGGGCCTTTTATGCGCTCAGAGAGGCTTACGCGGGCTCAGGGCGGATCACAGGGTCGGACCGTGACGCGAGCCGTCGGCGGCCTGAGAGGCCCGGAGAGCGTCAGCCTCTTCGAGGAGGTCACGGCAGGCGCGCATCACGGCGGCTACGGGGACCTGCCCGTCCCCGATGACGGTGCGACGCAGCTGCTCCAGGGAGGCGAGGGGGACGATGGCGGCTTCCTCCCAGTCGAGCACCCGAGAGGGGCTGCCCGGCTCCTGGTCGGCCGGATGCAGCGTGCGCCCGTCGGTAGAGGTGTAGACGCAGCTGTGGAGCGAAGACGGGGCCGAGGGGGCCACCAGCGGGTCCTGGCGGCCGCGCACGGCCGGCACCTGGCGTCGATTGACGACCCCAGGGCGGCGGGGGTCCGGCTCCTCGACTACGGCGAGGACGGCGGGCACAGTCGGCCACATGACCTCCTCGGAGACGATTCGGTAGGGCTGCCCGTCGCCTACTGGGTCCAGGACCCTCTCAGAGGCGCTGTAAGGGCCCTGGACGGGCTCGAGGGTGTACCGGACGTGTGATCGGGCGGGGAGCGGATTCTGGACCGGCTGAGAGGCTGCGGCGGCCTCTACGTGGCCGTAGGTGGTCTGGGCGGGCTGGGAGGCGTCGCGTGGGTCGTCGGTGCTCATGTCTCAAGTGTCCCGACCCCCGAGTCGAGGCGCAAGAGGAAGCGGTCACGCTCAGGTAACAGTTGTCAACTGTGACCGGCGCCATGTAGCCCCCTATATCTATATGCCTATCCCCCTCCCTACGGGAGGGGGATAGGCTAATTTGAAGTGTATGCAGCATACATTTGGGGCTATTGCTGGGAAAAACGCGTATGCTGCATACATTCCGTGACCCTAAAGTGTATGAGAGTATACGTGTGACGGGTGTCACTTGGATGACGTCATACATTGTGTCAGTTGGGGGAGGTTTTGGGAAGAGCCTGACAAAAGTGGGGGAAAGTCTACGGGGAGGTAAGTAAACGGGGATGGGGAGGGGGTGTGATGGGGAGGGGATGGG